CGCCATATCGCATCCTGGCGCGATTCCCCCTCCCCGTTCGCCTCCGGCTCCCATCCCCGATTCCCCTTGCCCCACCGCCCCACCTGGTGCTAACGGTGCAGACATGGCGCAGGTACGCATCGATGACGAGCTGCTGAACGAGGCGTGCGTGCGGATGACGAACGCGAAGGGGCGCGCGATCACACGCGTCGAGGTCGTGGAGATCCTCGTTCGCGAGTTCGTCTCTTCGCCGGTCGTGGCGGTGCGCGGCGAGACGGCGGGCAGCGTGGACGGAACGAAGCGAGGTGACCCGTGACCCTACTCTGGGTTTCGCTCTGGCTCATCACCGCGGGTGTGCTCATGCAACGCATCGGGAACGGAGACGAGTGATGGTCGACATCTTGAACGGCGCGGACAAGGGTCCGCTCGCCGGCTACGTCATCGCGCAGACGAACGGGCTCACGCTCCTTGGCCTGCTCACGGGGCGCACTCTTTCGCCCGTGTACGACCTGAAAGCCGGGATGCAGCAAGGGCCGGGAGGATCGATCAACATCTCGCATGCGTGCTTTCCGGTGCTGCTCTTCGGATCGCTCGATGAGATCGACCTGCCGGAAGGCGCGCTCACGATTCCCATCACGTCGCTGTCCCGCACGGAGCGTGCTGCGCTCCGGGCCGTCGTGGAGAACGGGGCGAAGATGGCGCAGGCGATGCGCGCAGCGGCAGCGGGCGTGACTCTGGCGACCACGATGCCCGCGATCAAGCGGCCGTGATGCTCCACGTGGTATCCACTGGCCTTGCCGCGCCGACACGCGAGAAGTGCATCCTGTCCGTGCGCTCGCAGAAGCCCGACGTGATGCACCACTACATCGAGTCCGAGCCGACCGTGGACGTCATCACGAACATGGGCACGATGATCAGCTGCCTCGATCCCGAGGACGTTGTGATCTGGCTCGACGGTGACGACTGGATGGTCAGGGACGACGCGTGCGCGATCGTGAAGGCGATGCACGACGCGGGCGCGTGGGTGACGTGGGGCTCGTTCGTGTTCGCCGACGGTCGACCCGGATTCGCGGCTCCCGTGAACTGGGGTACGCCGATCCGTCGACAGCCGTGGGTCACGACACACCTGAAGTCCTTTCGCGCAGGTCTCTTCCAGCGGCTTCGCGACGAGGATCTCAAGTGGGAACCGGGTGCGCAGGTGCCTTGGGATATGGTGGTCATGTTTGCGGCCGTCGAGCAAGCGGGCGAAAAGCGGTGCACGTTCTGCCCCGAGGTGCTGAGCGCATACCACTGGGCCAACAGCAACGAGTGGAAGAACGGTCCCGGCGAAGAACTGCGCATCGCGCAGGTGATCCGTGCGCGCGCCCCGTACCCGCTGCTGGAGTTGCTCTGATGATCACCTGGAAGGGCGTGAACACGTCGGGTCTCGGGAATCAGCTCTTTGGGATAGCGGCGACGCTGGCCTGCGCGACCAGGCGTGGCGACGTCGCGCGCTTTCCGCCGTGGAAGAGAGCGCCGTTCTTCTCTCTTTCGCCGGAGTGCTTCAGCGAGATCCCAGAGGCTACGGCCAGCTACGAGCAATCGAGTTTGGCCTATGAGACAATCAGCGCGAACGGCGCCCTAGGCACCATCGAACTGCGCGGCAACTTCATCTCGCCCAAGTACTTCGCCGATCACGAGAGCTTGATCCGCCGGGCCTTCGCCCCCACATCGCGTCGCCTGCGCACCGATCGTATCGCTGTTCACGTGCGGCGCGGGGACTACGTGGGCGGCCCGTACGTGCAGCTCGAGGCGCCCTGGTACGAGGCGCAGATGGCGAAGTTTCCGGGCGCGCGGTTCCTTTGCTTCTCGGACGCCATCCCCGAGTGCCGCGCCATGTTCGTGCACCGGCGTGACGTGGGCTTCGCGCTCGGTGGCGCCGAGGATGACCTGCACACGATGGCCATGTGCGCGGGTCACATTGTGGCCAACTCCACCTTCTCGTGGTGGGGCGCGTGGCTCAGCGGCCAGGACAACGTGATCCGCCCCGCGCACTACCATACTGAGGCGTTTCGCAAGCGAACGCCCCATGTGCAGAAGTGGGAGGACGAGGACTTCTGGCCAGCGACGTGGAAGGTTGCGGGGCCGCTGACGCACAACGATCCGGCGTGGATAGGATAGGAGCTCAATGATCCCGACGAAAGAAGTGCACGTCCACGGCTACGATCCCTTGCTCGTGCCGACCGACACGACGGCCCACGAGCTCGACGGCGAGGCGTGCATCAACGAGGTGTGCGGCTCGATGTACGAGTACCCGCGCGAGAAGGTGGAGGACGTTCACTCTGCCCTCGACATCGGGCACAACATCGGGATCGCGACCGTCTGGATGTTCCACTGGTGGCCCGCCATGCGCTCGGTGGTCGCGTACGACCCGAACCCGGGATGCGGCGAGCTGGCCAAGCGGAACATCCGGCAGGTGCTCGACGGCTTCCCCGATCGCCGCATCTACATCCACACCGAGGCCGTGACCGCGGACCCTGCGCCGATGTTCCACCTCGACGAGCGCTGGGGATGCGGGCACACGGACCCCTGCGTCGTGCCGCTCGGGGACCGCAAGCCGGACGGCGAGCCGTTCTCCGTGCCCGCCATTCACCCGCGCGATCTGCCGCAAGTCGGCGTGATCAAGCTGGACTGCGAAGGGGCGGAGGGAGACGTGGTGGACTACTACAAGTACTGGGACACCGTGAAGGTGCTGCTTGTGGAATGGCACTCGGATTCCAATCGCGACAAGATCCGAGCGCTCGCGAAGGCTCAGGGCTGGAAGTGCGCGAAGGGCGGCGGGGACGGCGACAAGGGTACCGAGTGCTGGGTCCGGCCGTGAAGATCCGCGCCTTCGGCGGCCTCGCAAATAGGCTCAGGGTGGTCTTCTCGTACAGGCACACCTTTGGGCCGCTCGAGATCGTGTGGCGACCCGACGGCGAGATCGCGCACGGACGCTTCGCGGACGTGTTCGAGCCCATCGACGGCGTGACGTTCCTCGACGACGGGTGGTGCGGCACGAAGACGCTCGACCCCTACCCGCACGCGAAGGACGGATGGCGCCTCCGGTACCGCGATCTGAAGCTCAGGCCCGAGCACGCGGAGCGCGTGAAGGATCTGCGCGACCGGCAGCCCTACGCCGCGATGCACGTGCGCCGCACCGATCACGTGCAGTTGGCCAAGGAGATGGGCGGCTACATCGAGGATGACGAGTACGTCGCGTGGGCGGACGGCTTCACGATGCCCGTGTTTCTCGCCACGGACAACGCGCGAACGCAGGCGTCGTTCATCAACCGCGCGCGCGTCTTCACCGCGGGTCCCATCACGCTCGACTCGTGGGAGGGTGGCCAGCGCAACACGACGCTCGCGCGCTCGGCCATCGACCTCGTGACCTGCGTGCACGCCAAAGACTTCAAGGGTTGCCGCGAGTCGAGCTTCACGAATCTCGTTCAGACGATGAGGGACCTCGAATGCGCAGGGTATTGAAGGGGGTGGCGTGATGGCCAAGCGGCAACGCAGCGAGGCGCAGAAGGCTGCTCGACGCGCCGACTACAGCGCCATGACGTCAGAAGAGCGCGTGGCCGCGAAACTGGCGAAGGCGAACGAGTATCGTCGCAATTCAGTAAAACACAAGGCACGCGTGCGCGCGTACCGCTCGGCCAACCTCGCCATCTACATGGTCCGATGGTCTTGGCGATGGGCCGCCCGAACAGGCAACGTCGGGCTTTGCCACGGGATGTCGCTCATCGAGGCCGCGACGGCCGTACAGACATGGCTCGATCGAAAGCCGGTTTCTTGTGAGCACTGCGGTAGCGTGGCGCGCCTGGTGCTGGATCACAATCACAAGACGGGCCGCATCCGCGCGTGGCTCTGTCGTCGCTGCAACTCGTTCGAGGGGCTCATTGCGAGCGGCGTGATCGCTCGCCTGGAAGCGTTTATCAAGTCGAGGGACGAATGAGAAGGATTCTGCTGACCTTCGGCGGGGCCGCGTACGACCACGCGATCGGACAGACCGTCGAGCGCGGAACGAAGCTCGGTGCTGACGAGGTGTACGTCTACGACGACTTCTGGCTTGTTCACGAGGACAAGGACTTCCGCGAGATGAACGCGTGGCTCTGGGATCACGTGAGCGCGATCCCAAGCTCACCGAAGGGCAGGGGCTTCGGCTGGTACATCTGGAAGGCACGCATCCTGTTCCACGCGCTGGAACGGATGAAGGACGGCGACGTCGTGATGTACGTGGACGGCGACTCGTGCCCGATCGACCAGTTCGGCAGCCTCTTCGACATCTGCAAGGCCGAGGGCGGGATCATGTGCTTCGGTGCGTGCGGGCACCTTCATCACTGGTGGACCACGAAGGACTGTCAGCTCGTGATGGGACTGGAGGGCATCGAAGGCGACCGCGAGCATCCGGTTCACGCGGGCGTGGCGCGCTTCATCCTGATCGAGAAGGGCCGTTGGCCGCCGTTTCAATTCCTCTGCGAGTGGCTCGCGTACGGGGTGAACAAGTACGCCACGACGTTCGAGCACGGTCGCATCCGCAGCCCCGAGTGTGAGGACTTCCACGAGCATCGGAGCGAGCAAGCCGTCCTGACCAACCTGATGTTGAAGTACAAGATCCCCATGCACCGGGAGCTCGACCAGCACAATCACTTCGACGTGCACCCCGACGATCGCTACCCGGTCTGCTTCCAACAGACGCACACGGGCGGCCCCTTCCACGACATCGGCAACGGCTCGCGGTTCCGCAAGGTGATGACGTGACCAAGCGCGCGCTCATCACCGGCATCACGGGTCAAGATGGGAGCTACCTTGCCGAGCTGCTGCTGTCGAAGGGCTACGAAGTGCACGGCACGATCCGCCGCTCGTCGAGTCTGAACACGGGGCGCATCGATCCGATCTTCACGCGCCTGCACCTTCACCACGCGGACATGACCGACGCGACGAGCCTGCGCCGCGTGCTCGGTCTCGTCCACCCCCACGAGGTCTACAACCTCGCGGCGCAGAGCCACGTGCGAGTCAGCTTCGACGAGCCGGAGTACACGCACAACGTGAATGCGCTCGGCACGCTGCGGCTACTGGAGGCGATCCGCGACATGGGCGACGCGCCGCGCGTCTACCAGGCCAGCTCGTCGGAGATGTTCGGCTCATCCCCTGCGCCGCAGAACGAGTCGACTCCGTTCTGCCCTCGGTCGCCGTACGGCGTCAGCAAGCTCGCGGCCCACTGGTACGCGCGGCACTACCGCGAGGCGCACGGCCTCTTCGTGGCGTGCGGGATCCTCTTCAATCACGAGTCGCCTCGACGAGGGGAGACCTTCGTCACGCGGAAGATCACGCGGGCGCTCGGCCGCGGAGACAAGACGATCGCGCTCGGGAACCTCGACGCACGGAGGGACTGGGGTTTCGCAGGCGACTACGTGGAAGCGATGTGGCTGATACTCCAGCATGTCGAGCCACGCGACTTCGTGATCGCGACTGGGGCGAGCCACACCGTACGAGAGTTCTTTGATGAGGCGTGCTGTTACGTTGCGCACACGCCAAAGATCACGCACGATCCAAAATACGACCGTCCGACCGAGGTCTACGACCTGTGCGGTCACGCTTCGTACGCACGCTCGGTGCTTGGCTGGAAGCCGCGCGTCGACTTCAAGGGGCTTGTGCAGATGATGGTGGAGGCCGATCGTGTCTGAACGCGTGCTCGTGCTCGGTCATAAGGGGCTCGTCGGTTCGGCCATCTGTCGAGCGCTGGCGGATCGTCCCGACGATCACTTTCTCCTGACGACGCCGGCCGGAGACCTCCGACATAGCGACACCTGGCGCCCGCTGTTGAGTGTGCGCCCCACGCTCATCTACATGGCTGCCGCGAAGGTCGGCGGCATCGCGGAGAATGCGGCAAAGCCGGCCTGTTTCATCGAGGACAACCTGCGCATTCAGACGCACGCGATCTCGCTGGCGCATCACGTCGGCGCGAAGCTGCTGTTCCTCGGCTCGTCCTGCATCTACCCTCGCGAGTGCCCGCAGCCTATCCGCGAAGAGTACCTGGGCACCGGGTCGCTGGAGCCGACGAACGAAGCCTATGCGTGGGCGAAGCTCGCCGGCATCGCGATGGTGAAGGCGTACCGGAAGCAATACGGCTTCCGGGGGATCTGCCTGATGCCGACGAATCTCTACGGCCCCGGCGACCGCTTCGACGACACGGGCCATCTCGTGCCGTCGCTCATGCGCCGGATGCACGAGGCGATGGTGCGAGGCGAAGCAAGCGTGACCGTGTGGGGCACCGGGACGCCCCGACGCGAGCTGCTGCACGTGGACGACCTCGCGCGCGCGTGCGTGCACCTGATGAACATGTACGAGGGTGAGGAGATCGTGAACGTTGGTACGGGCGAGGATCTCTCGGTGCGGGAGATCGCCGCGCTCGTCGCGGACGTTGTAGGCTTTCGCGGTCGCGTCGAGTGGGACGCGAGCAAGCCAGACGGCACGCCCCGCAAGGTGCTCGACGTGACACGCGTGAACGCGCTCGGCTGGCGCGCAGAGATCCCTCTTCGTCGTGGGCTCGAGGAGACCTACGCGTGGTACCTGGAGAACGGCGCATGTTGAACGTGGAGATGCCGAGATGAAGATCCTGATCGCGACCTGCTCCGAGTGGCTCCCCGAGCGGAAGGCCACCCTCGCGCGGCTGCTCGTCGAGCTGGAAGGCGCCGACGTCGAGGTGTTGTCCAGCCGACGCCCGGAGCACGCGACCATCTGGGCGCGGCGCCTCTGGGAGCGCGCCGAGGACGTCAAGGGGCCCGTGTGCTGCCTCAACGATGACGTGTTCACCTGCCCCGACTTCACGCGCGTCATCGACGTGGTGGCCGACGTGGCGAAGGGGCGGCCCATCTCGCTTCACACGAGCGCGCCCGAGGCCGTGAACGTCAAGGGCCCCTGGCTCCGCTCGTACTGGCTCACGGGTCCGGGCTACATCCTCCCCGAAGGTCGGGCGACGCAGCTCCTCGACTTCTGGACGAAGCTTCCGTGGGCGTTCATGGCCGCGCCTGGGCGCAACGAGGACGTCATCGCGATCCACGAGGCGTACTCGCGACAAGAGCCGCTCTGGAGCACGATCCCCGCGCTTGTGCGACACGACGTGCAGACGCGATCTTCGCTCGGGTACGACAATCACAAGCTGCGGGTGTCGCCGGTGGACTGGGGGGCAGCGGTCGCCGACCTCACCTCCCCCGACTACTGGCGCCCCACCGTGGACGCCCCGCCGTTCGTGGAGAACACGTGGAGCTCGACGGCCTACCTGGATGCGATGCGGCGCGGCATCACCAACCCACTGGCCTGCCAGTCTTGCTGGCGGAGCCTCGGCCTCACGCAGCGCGGTGGCGTCATCTTGTGCGGGACGTGCCTCCACGACTGTGTGGGGATGGTCCTGCGAAACGCGGTGAAGGCGTGATCGGCTCGGACGGCTCGGACCCGCGCCCGCTCCTGACGACCCTGATCCAAGGGACGAAGATCCTTCTCGCTTCGCCGGTGGACGGCCACCCCGAGTCGGCGATGTGCGCGCTCGGGTACGCCGTGACGGCGGCGCGCCTCCTGTCCGAGCACCGCGAGATCGCCCTCACGGAACCCGAGTGGCTTTGCTATCCCACCGACGTGGTGCGCGCGCGCTCGCGCGCCGTGATGCACGCCAGGATGGTGGGCGCGACGGGCGTATTCTGGCTGGACACCGACACGGTGCCGAAGGATGGGACGCTCGCGGCGATGCTGGCCACGGGCCTCGACGTCGTGGGGTGCCCATACCCTCGCAAGCGGATGCACTGGGATCGGGTCAAGCACGCGCTCCCCGAAGAGTCGCCCGAGTGGCACGCGTACGACTACTGCTACCACTTCGACAATCCCAAGACGGAGACCGCCGGCGCCGTTGCAACCGTGGACGTCAAGAACGGCTGCACGCCCGTGGCCCGCATGGGCTTCGGGTGCATGTACACGAGCATCAAGGCGCTGAACGCGGTGTGGGACGCGTTCGCCGAGGATGATTGGTTCACCGACGTCGTGAACGGGAAGCACTACGACTGCGTGGCGGTGTTCGGGCTCCTCTTCTCGCAGACGGGCGAGGTGCGCGGCAAGCGGTTCCGGGCGCTCTACTCCGAGGACTACTCGTTCTGCGAGCGCTACGGAGCGGTGTGCCAGACGAAGCCCGAGCTGGGCCTCACGCCCGCGATGATGATGGTCTCGCACCCGGCGGACCACGTGGGCCAACATCGGTTTCGAGGCAGCGCGGAAGGATTGGTGTACGCACAATGACCGAAGGAATGAGCATCGAGGCCGATCACATGATGGCGGCCGACGTGATGAGCGCGCTCGACTCGCACGGCGCGGGCATGGTCGTGAAGGGTCACGTCGGGCTCCGCATGCTGCCCGGCCGCGCGGTGGTGGAGGAGATCCCCCGGCGTAAGTCCGTCATCATCACGAGGAAGGACAACGACAACGACGAGAAATGGTACCGAGGGCGCGTCCTCGCGATGGGCCCGCCCGGCGTCACACCGCGGAGCTTTGACGGCGAAGCGTGGATCGGTGGTGCCGAGGTGCCGTGGGGCTGCAAGGTCGGGGACGAAGTGCTGTTCGAGCCGCACCTATGGCTCGACAAAATGCGGACGTACGAGTTCTTCGGCGTGCGCGGGCGGGTGTGGATCGTGGGGCAGGTGGAAGTGATGGCGGTAGTCGAGTGAGCGAGGAGACCGATCCGGCTGAGGCGATCGAACGCACCGGATCGTTCGATGCGTCTGCCTTGTCGACGATGCCACTGCTCGACTTCATCCCCTACGTATCGCCGCAGTTCGCTTCGCCGCATCACCTCAGCTCGTGGACGAGTCTGATCGAGCGCTCAATGACGGAGCGCATTCGTGGCATGGTGGCCGTCCCCATCCGGCATCACAAGGCCCTCGCGGATGACACCCCGATGCTCACCGAGTCTCGCGGGTGGGTACGCGCGGATCAGGTCAAGGTTGGCGATCGGGTACCCGGCGCTGATGGTCACTTCGTGACCGTGACCGGCGTGCACCCTCAGGGGGTGGTGCCACTCTTCCGAGTTCGTTTCAGCGACGCCGCAGAGATTCGAGCGTGCGCCGATCACCTATGGGAGGTACGCCACTGGGACTGGACATCCGGGCCACGCATCCTCACCACGGCGGAGGTCGTAGAACATACCGATCGATTCAACCGGCGTACGGCACCGCTAAGGCTTCGGATACCGATGGTCAAGCCGGTGGACGGGCATAGCGATCCGCTACCTATCGATCCGTACTTGCTCGGCGTGTGGCTTGGCGACGGCACATCGACTGCGGCTGACATCACCACGATGGATCCTGAAATCATAGGCGCCTTCCGTGACGCCGGGTACGTCATTGGGGCGAGTACCTGCGCGACTACGGGGCGCGCTACCACGTACCGTATTCTAGGGATGTGGACGAAGCTCAGGGCGTTAGGCCTGATCAGTCGCACCTACGGGCGAAAAAAGGTGGTGGTCCAGAAGGCCGAAAAGCACGTGCCCGACTGCTACCTACGGGCCAACGCCATGGCGAGGCTGGCGGTCCTCCAGGGGCTGGCCGACACGGACGGGCATGCTGCCAGGGACGGATCCCACCAGAGCATCTGCACGACATCGCCGCGCCTGTTGAGGGACATCCAGATCCTGGTCAACAGTCTCGGCGGTAAGTGCACAATCTGCGTCACGCAGCCGCCGCAAGGCGCGCTCAAGAAGATGCCGAAGATTGCCTACGCGATTCAGTTCCGACTGCCCGACGGATTGAGCGGCTTCAGGCTGGCACGCAAGGTTTTGCGCATGAAGCCGCCATCAGCCCGGAATCGTCCGCGGCGATTCATCCGCGAGGTGCTCCCGGCTGGCGAATCCGCCGCACGATGCTTCACTGTCGACGCGGTCGACCATCTGTTTTGCGCCGGTTATGGCTTCGTGGTCACGCACAATACCTGGACCACGATCCACGGCATCGCCTGGAAGCTCGTTCGTCAGCCCACGCGCCGCATCATCGGCTTCTGCGCGGACCATGACCGGGCGTACGAGTTGGGCATGATGACGCGGCGGATCTGCTCCCTCTGCGGCGTCGGTCCGATGCGCGGCGAGTCAAAGACGGTCGACTGGAAGAACAAGCAGGGCGGCGGCGTCGTGTGGATGGGCGCGAAGCAGTCGTCGCTCGGCAAGGACGTGGACGATCTCATCGTGGACGACCCAATTCCCGAGGGCGATTGGTACGACGCGGCCGTGCGCGATCGTGTCGACCACGCGATCGACCTGTACACGAACAGGTGCACGGGCTCGGTGCTCATCGTCATGTCGCGAATCCACCCGGACGACCCCGAGGGCCGGCGACAGGCGCGCATGAAAGCGCACTGGGTCTACGTCCACCATCGCGCCATCGAGGACGAGGGGCTACCTACCGAGCGAGCGTTCGCACCGGACGTCATGCCCCTGGAAGAGATCAAGCGTCGTCGAGCCGAAGCCTCCGAGGCCGACCCCGGCGAGATGCTCTGGTGGTCTCAGTGGCAGAACGAACCCCGCGCCGCGCTCGACTCCAAGGTGCGCCAGCCTCGCCGCTACACCGAGCTTCCGACGTGGCCGGGCTTCCGGTACGCGATGGGCGTCGACCTCGCGTACAAGGCCGGCGAGCGGTCCGACTACTTCGCCTGCGTCGTGATGAAGTTCTACGGGCTGCGCGGCTTCATCGTCGAGGTGGTGCGCGAAAAGCCCGACTTCGACGTGATGCTCCACGCCCTTCAGCAGCGCTGGGAGCGGTACGGTCGCTGCCCGATCTTCTCCTACGTGGCCGGCCCCGAGCACGGAGCGATCCGCTACTTCACCGACAAGGGCGTCCCCATCCAGGGCATCAACGCCCGGTGGAGCAAGGCGTACCGCGCGCAGAACACGATCCAGCGCTGGAACGACGGGAACATCCTCGTCCCCGAGCACGGCACGTGGGTCAACGGATTCGTGGCCCGCGCCATGATGTTCACTGGCAGCGAGAAGGAGCGGGACGACGACGAGTTCGACGCGCTCGTGTCCGTCTGCGACGCGATCCTGGGGGGCGCGGCGGCGTTCGTGCCCTACGGCGTGGGTGCGCGGCGGCTGGCCCGGCAGGACCCGATGCCGCCCGACAAGGGATGGTAGCGCCTCCCACCTCTTGAATGAGGTACGGTTCCGGCGTAGCGTGTGGGCATGGCGAAAAAGGACGAGGCCGAGGCCGGCGAGAAGATGATCACGATGACGGTCGCCGAGTACGAGGCGGCCAAGGCCGAGGCAGCGGCGAACGCGGCCGTCCACACTGCGCGAGGCGATGCGGCACTGGAAGGCGCCACGATGTCGGCCGAGCGCCGCGTGTCGATCGAGCGAGGCACACCGATCCCGGATCGAAGGCCGTGGGGCATGCTGTCGGCCACGTTCAGCTTCGAGCGATCCGACTGGGCCGGCCCCGTCACCGGAACGATCGAGTTCAAGGTGAAGGACGTGGACGCGGACGGGCAGAAGCTCGAGACGCCGGTCATCACGTCGACCAAGGTGACGTGGAAGCTTCCGCCGCTGAAGGCCATGCAGGCCAAGCACGGCTTCACCGACGACCGCAACGTGTTCGCGCCGGACGGATTCGGCCGGAAGCGCGACGACATCAAGGAGGGCGCATGGTTCACGATGCCCTTCCTCCAGCACGTCGTGAAGGCCGTCTACGAGGTGTCATTGCAGGCTGAGCTTCAGGGTAAGGATCTCCGCTTCGTCAAGAGCTACCTGACGAGCGAGCTGAAGCCGATCGACCTCGGAGAGTTCCGCCGCGAGCGTGGCGTTGCCGGACAGAGGGACGGCCGCGTTTCCTGATCTGAGGTCGTGATCCCATGAACGGCTACACCCCGCCCGCTGGGCGCCGCGATCAGATCGAGCGCGCCACGGGCGGGGCGCAGCCGCACGACTACACGAAGGACCCCGGCTTTCAGCCGCCCTTCGACCCGCTGACGGACCAGTCGCGGGACAAGGTCGAGCAGCGTGCGGGCATCGTCTTCCGCGACATCCCGAACATCACGATCCAGAACACGTGGAGCGCGGAGTCTGTTCGCGCGGCGCTCTACCAGTCGATGTGGGGCTACTTCTACAACTCTGGCCAGCTCATTGACTCGATGCTGGGTGACGACCGCGTGCAGGCCACGTTGGGCAGCCGCATCGGGGGGCTCTTCGCGCGGGAGCTGATCGTCGAGCCGGCGAACGACTCGGCGGCGGCGAAAGAGTGCTGCATCGCGTGGGAGCCGAGCGCCGTGGACCTCTGCGGAGGGTACGCCCTTGCGGAGTCGGCCGCGTACTCCACCATGCAGGGCTTCGCGCACGGGCAGATCGTATGGGACACGACGGGGAAAGTCTGGCGCCCCGAGGCTCGCCCGTGGCACCCCATGTTCGAGTACTTCGACTGGACGACGCGGAAGTACATCGCGATCTCCCAGGACGGCAACAAGGCGATACTTTGTGGAGACGCCAAGTGGTACGGACACCAGCCCTTCGGCAGCTACAGGGCCTGGGTCCGGGCCGCGATGCGCGCGGTCGCAGAGCCGTGGGTGATCCGCCACTTCGCGGTGCGCGACTGGGCGGGGTTCAGCGAGATCCACGGCTTCCCCCAGCGCATCGGCAAGGTGCCCGCTGCGTCGGAACCCGCCCAGCGCTCGGCGTTCGAGGCGTCGCTGGCCAGCATGGGCAGCAACACGGCGATGATCATCCCCACGGGCGTGGACGGGGAGTCGATCGGCTACGGCTACGAGCTCGTCGAGGCCGAGGCCACGGCGTGGCAATCGTTCCCTGGCCTACGAGCGGATTGCGACCTCGCGATCGTGCTCGCCATCAAGTTTCAGAACCTGACGACGCAGATCACGTCGGGCGGCTCGCTCGCGGCCTCGCAGACCCACGAGAAGGGCGACATCTCCCAGGTCTCCGCCGACAACAAGGCGTGGAAGCGCACGATCCACCACGACTTCGCGCGCCCCTTCGCCTTCCTGAACTTCGGCGACGCGGACCTGGCGCCCATCACGCGATGGGACGTGCCCGATCCCCCACGCGAGGACCACGCCGCGAACGCGGACGCGTTCTCCAAGTTCAGCACGTCGATGCAGGGGCTGGCCACGGGCGGTGTGAAGTTCAAGGACCCGAACGAGGTACGCCAGTGGGCGGGCAAGATGTTCGGCCTGCGCGAGATGCCCGCGTTCGAGATTGCCGAGCCGCCCGCGGTGACGACGGCGAAGGCGTCCGCGTCCACGGCGGAGGCGACGCACAAGACTGCCGACGCAGCGATGAAGAAAGCGGATCAGCCGACTCCGTCGCCCGCACCCGGGGGTGGCAATGGTCGACCGTAGACGCCTCGTTTCCCCGCGGGAGATGCTCGCCATCGACCCGGGCGCCGTGCATCGGGGAGCCGATGGGTTCTTCTGGATGCTTGGCCCCCAGACACCGCCCAATGCGCGCCATGCGCTGTACCCGGATGTGGCGATCGTACATGTTCGCGGTGTTTTGGAGCACCACCTCACCGAAGGCTCGGACAGCTACGAGGGGATCGTGAGCAAGCTCGCTGCGGCCAAGGGCGGCACCGACAGCGAAGAGCCGAAGGAGCCTCCGGCGGCCGTCCTCGTGTGCATCGACTCGCGCGGGGGCGTCGTGGCGGGTCTCTTTCAGTGCGTCGCGGACATCCAGCGCATGTTCCCGCGCTCGGGCGTGCCGCTCGTCTGGTACGTCAACGAGATGGCAGCGAGCGCAGGCTACGCCCTCTGTTGCAGCGGCCACGAGATCATCGGGCCGGCAAGCTCCGTCACCGGGAGCATCGGCACCGTGTCCACGATCGTCTCGTTCGCCAAGCAGGACGAGATGACGGGCGTGGAAGTGCGGCTCATCACGAGCGGCGCGCGGAAGGCAGACGGGAATCCGCACGCGGCCATCACCGACGAGGCCGAGGCGGCAGAGCGGGATCGCGTGGAGGATCTCGCGGTCCTGTTCATCACCTTGGCCAGCAAGGCGCGCGCGGTTCCGACGAAGAAGATCGACGCGATGCAGGCGGGGATCTTCCTTGGCCCCAAGGCCAAGGCGGCCGGCCTGCTCGACTCCGTGCAGTCGCTGGACGACGTGGCGCGCGCGCTCAGCAAACAACGCGCTTGACAGATCCAGCACGGGCGTGTCACCTCTGAAAGCGTCACTACGAAGTGAGTGCCTAACCCCGAGGTCCCGCCCATGAGCGTCGCGCTCAAGTTGCTCATCGAGAAGACGGAGGCCGCGCTCGCCGCAGCGACCGAACCGAAGAAGAAGCTGCGGCTGGAGCGGGATCTCGCTTCGTTCAAGCTCACCGCGGCGAAGGCCGAAGGCGGGGACGACGACGAAGGGGACGACGACCCTGACGAGGACAACGCCACCGACAAGGCTGCGAAGAAGGAAGCCTTGTCGAAGAAGAAGGCGGAGGCCGCCGGGCACAAGGCGAAGGGCGACGAGTTCCGTCGCAAGGCGGCCGAGTGCGACCAGAAGGCCGAGGACGCCATGGGCGCCGAAGACGAGGGCGAGGACGCCGAGTCGAAGGCCATGCGGGCCGAGCTCGTCGCGCGCCGCACCGCCTTGCTCCCCGAGGGAGCGGCTGCGGCCCTCGCATCGCAGGCCGGGCAGGATGCGGCACTTCGGGCCGATCTCGACGCGATCAAGAAGGAGCGCGCGGCCGAGCGCAAGGCTTCGGCCATCCAGGCGGCCCTCACCGGCGGCGCGTACGGCGACCAGCCGGCCACGAAGGGTCCGCGCATCACCCCGGGCGAGGCCAAGACGCTGGCCGCAAAGCCCGATGCATTCGTGGCCGACTTCCTCTCGATGCGCCCCAAGGCCATCGTGAACACCGACGAGACCGACCTGCTCCACCCGAATCCGCAGGAGCACGCGGACCTTCCGGCGGCGCAGCTCGCGGACATCGACAAGATGGTCGCGGCACTCCCGAACCTCACCGACACCCAGCGGGCCGCGGTCCGCACGAACATGATCAACGGGCGGCGCGCTGTCGCCGCGGGCGCCCCCAACGGCGCGCCCGGGAGGTTCTGATGGCGCTCTCCGCCGATGTGAAGACGTTTCGGTACGGAACGCCGGGCAATTCCACGCAGCCCCAGAACCTGGGGATCACCGCCAGCGCGGTCGTGTACCGCGGATCGATCGCCACCACGCGCAACGGCTATCTCGTCGCTGCGTCGTCGCCGCAGTCGGGCGACATCACGTGGGGCCTGATCGACAAGGCAGGCCCCGGCGTAGCGGACGTCAACCCCGGCATCACGGGCGGCACGTCCAACGGCTCCGTCACCGCGGAGATCGCAACCGGATCGTTCTTCCTCGCGAACGGCACGGGCGCGGACGCCTTCACGGCGGCCAACATCGGCGCGACCGCGTACGTCATCAACGAGACGACGATGGGCGCAACGAGCAGCAGCAACACGCGTCCGGTCGGTGGCGTCTTCCTCGGCCTCGCGACCACGCTCTGTCCGAACCGTCCTGACCTCGCCGGTCTCGCCGCCTTCAAGGTCGGCCAGCCTGCCGGCGCCACCGGAGCCCCGTCGTGATGAATCTCCACTCCAACGCGAGGGCCCTGTAAATGGCCGGTCCGATCCCCACCAATTCGGCTCTCTTCTTCTCGGACATCAATGCCGGCTTCGGCACGGTGTACGACTCCGATCCGCTGGAGGGCCAGGAGTTCGGCCCGCTCCTCGGGGAAATCCCGGTGACGACGGAGCAACTCGTCATCATCTGGCAGAACCTGATGCCGAAGGCGCGCATCTGGTACGGCTCGCGCGTCGTCAGCGAGGCTGCCCTCCAGACGGTGACGTACGTCCCTCGCCCGTACGAGATCACGTACGCAATCGACCAGTTCATCAAGCAGGACGACATCCACGACGTCTACCGGCGCATCCTGCCGGACCTCGTTCGCCAGACGCGACGATGGCAGGCGCTCGAAACGCGCGACATGCTGGAGAACGCGGGCGGCTACACCGGCGCTGCGCAAAACGGCTTCGATGGCCTGACGTTCTTCAACACGGCCCACCTCATCGACTTCTACAACCCCGGCCTCGGCACGTACTGCAACGACTTCACGAACGGCGGGCAGACGATCTCGTACGCCAAGACGATCGGCGGCACCTACTCGATCCTGACGGGCGGCGCGTTCGGCGTGACGGCGTTCAAGACGCTCGTCGAGTACATGCACACGATCAAGGGGGAGGACGGCGAGCGCCTGGGCGTCAAGGCGACGGACCTCATGCACCCGCCGCAACTCATCGGCGAAGTCGAGGTGGTGCTCAAGAACACGTATTTCTCCCCGCCCGCCTGGGGCAACATCACGAGCCAGGTCGGTGCGGCGGAGAACGCGTGGAAGCGCTACGGCGTCGTGCCGCGGTGCAACGAGTTCCTGAACGATCCGCAGAACTGGTACCTCGGCGACACATCGCGCGGCACCTACGGCAAGCCGGTGATGTTCGGTCTGCGCGAGGCGTGGACCGTCGTGCCGCGCACCGCCGAAACCGATCCGACCGTGTTCGACATGCACAAGCTGCTCTGGGGCGGCAAGGCGCGAGGCATGCCATTTTGGGGGTTCTCGTGGTTGCTTTTCCGGTCAGGCCCATGAGGTGCCAGAGCTGCGCGCTGCCTCCGATCTCGAGCGCGAAGATCCCATCGTGAGGGCCGCGTAATGGGCACCCTTTATTGCGCGGTCTCAGATCTCACAACGATCGGCATCAACGAGCTCGCGTTCGTTGACGTGTCGCCGGCCGATCAGTCGGCTGCCATCGTAGGAGCGTCCGCCCTCATCGACGACCACATCGGGGGGCGGTACCCGCTGCCGCTCCTGGCCTTTCCCTCGTCCTTCACGTACCACTGCGCCAAGATCGCCGTGTACATCTGTCTCTCGGTCCGGGGCTACAACCCCGACGCCGGGGCAGACCCGAGCTGGGTGAAGGACTACGAGAAGGCCCTCGCGTGGGCGCAGGGCATCCAGCGCCAGGAGATCCATCCACAGGTCACGGTCTCGGCGCCCTCGCCCGGAAACCCGACCTACGATCTCCCCAAGGTGTCGTCGTCTCCGCAGCGGGGGTACGCGCAGTTCAACTCGCGCGGCACTCCGGTGATCTCGTGACGCGGGAGTCGGCCTGATGTCGGACATCCAGGCAGTCACCTACGACGATTGCGTCCCGGTCAATCCGGTCGCGAGCGGCAACATCTGGTCGCAGCCCGTGGCCGGATTCATGGTGACGGTTGCGGGTACGATCCAGATCAAGACGGCACGCAACACGACACCGACGCTCACCGTGCTCGCGGGCGTCATCTACCCGATCGCGATCCTGTCGGTACTTTCTGGAGGCACGACAGCAACGGGCATCTTCGCCTTCACGACGGCATCGGCGCCGTATCGGGGTCTGACGTGAACGCCTCCGCCTGCCGCGCGGCGCTTCGTCAGGTGCGCCGCTCCCTCGAGGAGCTGGCTCGCTTGCCGCACAAGCTCGCCGTCACCGCCGCGCCGCTCATCTCGGCCGAGCTGCGCGACCAGTTCCGCGCGGGCGTGGACCCGTACGGCAAACCGTGGGCGCCGCTCAAGCCGTCCACGCTCCGAAAGCACGGACCGCCTCCGCTGACGGACACGCGCGCGCTCGCCGATGGGACGAAGGCGTATGCGGGACGCGGCGGCATTCTCGTCGTCCTCGGCCGCTCCTACGGCGCCTTCGCGCAAACGGGCTTTCGCGTGAAGGGAACGCGTGTGCCCCCGCGTCGCATCCTCCCCCATCGTGGCCTGCCCCCGTCGTGGCGCCGCATCCTCGATCGCACGGCGTCCTTCCTCGCAGCCAAGGCGGTGGCGTGATGGGACTCCAGACGCTCAACGTAGGCCCGATGCTCGACCTCACCGTGGCCATCGGGCAGATCGCCGCCGACGTCGCTGCGGTGCGCGTCGCCCGCGGCCTTCCTCCGCTCGTGTGTCCGACGACTTCGCCCGTAGCCCCGTTCCTCATGGGCCAAGAGCAAGTGTGGCAGGAACTGTCGGCGCCCCGCGTCGTCTTCGTGCCCACCGACATCGAGAAGCTTCCGGCGCAGACCATGGGCATCCAGCCGCCGCAAGGACTGGTGAGCCAACTGCCGGCGCGCCCTTTTGGCGGGCGATCCTGCACTTCAACGTCCACATCTGGGGGGACGTCGACCCGACCGGCGCGAACCCGCTGCTCGACTTCAACAACGCGCTCGAACTGTATCGCGAGCTACTCGGCTCCTTCTACCGGAACCTCGGCGGCGCCCCGAACGTGCGAATCGGCACGGCGCGGTGGGAGCAGCCGACCGACATCAAGCGCTCCGGGCGCCTGCTCATCCTGCCAATCGGCTGGGCGTGCGACATCACCGACGAGCCCTACTACATCGTTCCTGTCGCGAATCCGGGCGTCCCGGGCGCCTCGGTGCAGGTCAGTCTCACCGTCACGGCGACAGCCCCAGACGGATCGAGCAGCGTTTCCGGTCCGATCGTTCTTCCCTGACGAGGTGGTGTGATGGGCGCTCCCGCGGTCGTTATCAACGTAGAAGACAACGGACTTCAGCAGGCGCTGCCCGGCCAGGGGAACACCGAGTACGTCATCGGCGGCGGATCGGTCGGTCCGTTCTTCCAGCTCATTCAGTCGAGTAACCCCACGGCGTTCCTCGCCAACGGCTACGGCCCTGGCGTCGAGCTCGCGGGCTACACCGCGAACGCCACGGGCAATCCCGTCGCTTTCGTCGCCGTTCCGCTGACGGGAGGCGCGAACACGGCGGTTTCGCCGAAGACGCCGGGCGGCTCGACGAGCGCCGCTACGGTCACCGGAACGCCCTTCGACACGTATGTCCCGGCCATCGCGTCGGTCCTCGTCGGAGGCACCATCGGCGTCGCGGGCATCCAGATCGGGATCTCCCTCGACAACAACCGGACGACGGCGTTCACGTTCAACCTCCCGACGAGCGGCATCATCGGCGCCGGCACGACCTTCACGACGCAAACGGGTCTAACGCTCACCTTCGGCGCGGGCACGCTCGTTCAAGGCGACTCCTTCTCCTGGGTGTCGACCGAGGGCGTCTTCACCGACGCCGCGATCAACTCGGCCATCAACTGCATGCTGCCGATCCCGTCGCTCGTGCCCGAAGACATCTTCATCGCGGGCGGGACGGCATGCAGGACCGCGGGCAACGGCTACGCGGCCCCGGGCGCGGGCGGGTACTACCCCGCCACGGTGGGCATCCAGCCGGCGGACGCGACGACGTTCGACGGGTACATGCAGACGCTCTTCAATAAGAAGAGGTACAACGCGCTGGCCTGCCAGGCGGGCGACGTCCTCTGGGGCGGCGCATCGACCGAGACCGAGCAGCAGTGGATGACGAGCCTCGAGACGAACTTCGCCTCCGTCGTCTCGGGCGGCGTCGGAAGGCCCGCGCAGGTGGGCGTCGCCGCCGGAAACTACAACATCGTCTCGCCCTACTCGCAAAGCCAGTTTCGGCGTTCGGCGATCTGGCTCGCCGCCGCGCGCGACAGCGCCGTCGCGATCCAGGTGAAGTGGGGACGCCGGCTCGACGGCGCCAACGCGAACGTCGTCAACAGCCCCCCGCCCGTCGCGGACGGCTTCGTCTACCACGACGAGTACGTCAACCCAGGCCTCGACGCCGCGCGCTTCGTCACGCTGATGACGAGCAGCCCGAAGCCGGGATGGTTCTTCACGAACGACAACCTGATGTGCTCGCCCGGATCGGACTTCAACTGGTTCGTCCACACGCACGTCATCTGCGCCGCGTGCCTCGTCGGCGTCGACTTCTTCACCGACTACCTCTCCGACTCGGTGCGGGTCAACTCGGCCGGCAATATCCTCCCCCTCGATGCGACGGACATCCAGACGCGGGCCAACGCGGAGCTTGCGAACGTGCTGACGAACGCGGGCGCCGTGTCGAGCGCCACCTGCGTCGTCTCGCTGACCGACAACATCCTCCAGACGGCGACGCTCTCGGTGACGTTCAGCATCCAGCCGCTGGGATACCTCCAGACCATCGACGTCACCATCACCTTCACGAACGTCGCTGCCGTCGTCGTGGGACAGTAAGGAGCGCACCATGGCTGTTTTCCCTTTGATCAATGGCGCGTATCCGTCCTTCGCCGACATCGTGCTGCGCGTCGGTGTCGCGGGCGCAGGCATCCTCCAGTTCGTGGGCGTGTCCGCCGTAGACTACGACGACGACTGCAAGCGGTCGAAGGTGTACGGCACGCAAAAGGTCTCGCTCGGCCTCACGAACGGCAAGTACGAGGCGAACGGGTCGATCACGATGTTCGCGAATCCCGCGACGCTGCTCCTGACGACGCTGGGCGCCATCGGTCTGCCCCTCGGCGGCTTCCGGTTCGTTCCGATCTCGATCTCCGTCGCGTACGCGCCCATCGGACCGCTCCCCACGATCCTCGATTCCTTCTCCTGCTTCATCGGCAAGCAGGAGGCGAAGAACAAGGTCTCCGACGATCCAAGCGAGCGCACGTTCGGCCTCTACCTCCCGGGCGCCATCAACTGGAACGGGATGCCCGGGGCCTTCGACCTCAACTCGATCGGGGCCGTCGCTTGAGCCGGGGGTGAACGCCGTGCTACCGTCGTCCGCGGAGGTGACTCATGGTGGACGAGGCCGCGGTGGTGGCGGAGTGTCGGTCGCGGTTCCCGGATACCAAGGTGGAGCTCGTGAGTGCGCACACGCGCCCATCGCTCTTCGTCCTTCGCTCGCCGACGCTCCACGAGCATCGCGCATTCCAGGCGTCGCTTCGGGACGACGCGATGAAGGGCGAGGCGTTCCGCAACCTCTTCGTCACGATCTGCGTGTACCCGTCGCCGCAGGAAGTCTCGGCCTTGCTCGACCGCTTCCAGGGCGTGCTCGCCCATCAGAAGGTGCAGAACGCGGTAGCGTGGCTCACCGGGCAGGCGGACGATCTCCTGGGAAAAAACTGGCCCGCGCCGTAGGCAAGCACACGAGCAAGCGGCCGGGAGACAGGCTCGACGCGGCAAGGCACTGGCAAGCGCTCTTCGGTGTGGAGTCGACACCCGAGACAGACGCGGCGGCTCTGCGGCTGTCCTTCTTCGTCGAGGGCGTCATCGCGTTTCTCACGTCGGGGAGTAAGCGGCGATGAGTGACGCCGGCTTCGACTACGAGACGACGATTAAGGACGGCATGTCCGGCCCCGCCCATCACGAGGCGGAAGCCCTCGGCGAGCTCGACGCGGCCCTCGCGAAGAACGAGAAGGCGCTGAAGTCACACTCGTCGGCGCACGAGGAGGCCGGCAAGAAGGAGAAGGAGCACGGGGGCTTTCTCAAGGAGTTTTCCGGAAACCTCATCCCGGAGATTGCGCTTGCGGAGCTGGCGGCCGAGGGCGTCAAGAAGATCGGCGAGGCGTTCGTCGAGGCGGGAAAGTCCGTCATCGAGTTCGGGATCGAGGGCGTGAAGTTCTCTCTCGAGGCGGCCGAGTTCAAAGAGAACATGGTCGAGGCGTTCAACGTCGTCTCGCAGACCGAGGACGAAGGCGAGAAGACGTACGCGGCGATCGAGGGCATGGCCGCCGCGCGTCACCTCGACATCGGCAAGACGCTGACCGCCGCGAAGGAGCTGGCGCTATCGGGCGTGGAGAACGAGCAGATCCTTTCGGACACCGTGGCCGCGCAGGGGGCGCTTCAGCGTGTCGGGCTCGACGCGGGCGCGGAGAAGCTGAAGCGGCTCGTCGAGCAGAGCGAAGCCGCGGGGCATCTCATCCTCCCGAAGAAGCTCGGCGGCATCGGCTTCGACATGAGCGGCCTCGCGAAGTCCTTGGGCGAGACGCCTGCGCAGCTCAAGGCGGATCTCGCCGCGGGGAAGATCGAGGTCGACAAGGGGATCGCGGCCATCGATCAGGCCATCCTCACGGGCAACGTCGGACAGCTCGCAGCCAAGAAGTTCGATCTCACGGACGTGGCGACCGACTGGCACAACATCTGGAAGCAGCTCACCGAGGACGTCAACGCGGGGCCGCTGACGGGCGCGCTCAAGGACTTCATCGGACAGTTCTCCAGTGGGCAGCCGGCGTTCGCGTCGTTCAAGGACGAGATCGTCCACGACGTCAACTTCATCATCTCGGCCCTCGGCGACGTCGTGAACTACGGGACGCACTTCGCGTTGTCGCTCGAGCGGTCGTGGCTCGACGCGCGCGTGGGCGCGAAGCCTCTCACCGACGAGCTGGATCGCATCGGGGCGACGCAGGGTGTACTCAACGGCGTCGGGCTAGCAATCCGCTTCATGGCCGACGGGATGCTCGTCCTGGCCCATGAAACGGCCAGCGTCGTGACGTCACTCGCAGCCGTCGGTGCGGTGGGCGGCCACGTCGGGGGGATCGGTACGGGAGAGAGCTTCGTTCAAGGGCTCGTCAACTCGCTCTATGCGGGCGTTCCCGGCGTGCACGCGGCCGGCCAGCAGCTTGGCGAGGCGGCGCACGAAGGCGCAAAGGTCGGCATTGACGCCCACTCCCCGTCGCGCAAGGCGTTCGAGCTTGGAATCGACTACGGCGAGGGTTTCGCCATGGGTGGCGAGGCCAGCGCCGATCGCGTCGCGCGCGCGATGGGCGACATGGCGATGCCGGAGCTTCCCGCGCCCGCGCCCGCGGGCGGCGGCACGTCGCGCACGATCACGATCGAGGCGGGCGCGGTGCAGATCCACATCGAGAGTGGAGGGCAAGCGGCCGAGGAGTTGCGGAGCGTGTCACTGGAAGCGGGAACGGATCTCCTCGAGCGCATCGCGCAGGAACTCGGCGGATGACGCAGCCGTCGCCCTACTTCCAGTCCCAGTCCTGGGACATCATCACCATCAATGGCGCTCCGTGGGGTGGGCCCGCGGGCATGGGCGCCGCCATCGAGATCGACGGCGCGTCTCGCTTCTTCAAGGTGGATCAAAAGGACGGTCAGGGCCTCGACGGCGCGACGCAGACCTACCGCGGCACGAAGCCCAAGCCCTTCAAGCTGATCTTCTCGTGGTGGAACGACGCGCAAGACGCCTACTACGCGTTCTTCGTCTACCCGATCGTGAACTACCGGGCGAGCAAGCCGGGTATGCCCCCGCCCGTCTACGCCGTGTCGTACCCGTCGCTCGCTACGCTCGGCATCAGCGCGATCCTCATCGAGGACATCGGCGCGCAGAAGGTGGACAGGGACACGAAGCTTTCTCGCGCCGTGTGGACCGTGCGCGAGTTTCTCCCTCCCCCGCCTGTCCCTGCCACGGTCACGCCCCTCGCGGCCCCTCCCGCCATCTCGGGCGCCGGCGGAGCGACCGCCGTGTCTCCCTACGCCGCGCAAAACATCGCGGACCAGAATGCCATCGCGAGGGATCAGATGATCTTGAACGGCGGCAACCCCGAAACCTTCAACGGGCCCATCTGATGCCCGGCCTCTTCGCGTCCCTTTCCGGCGTGCCCGTCGTCGCATGCGCCCTCACGGTGCCCTACTCGGGCATCTGGCACGCGGACGTGACCCTTGACCGGGTGCTCCCGGCGCCCCTCGTCGGCCCCCAGGTGCTCGCCCTGGCCGGCTCCACGTGGGCCTGCGCGGTCGTTCGGGTGGGAGACTTCGCCGGGGTGCGAAAGGCGCGCCTCGTGGGCGGTACGGGAGGCTGGCGGCGTCCCGTGCTCGTCCCTCCGCCTCCCTTCACGTCTCCTCTGGGCGTGCCCATCGCGCTCGTCCTCGCGACGGCAGCAGGGCTCGCCACGGAAGCGCCCCCGAACCTTGCCGGGTACGTCGGCTCGCCGCTCCTCGGCTCGCCGCCGCTGGGAGGCTCGTACGTGTTCCAGGCGGGTCCCATGAGCCTGGTGCTTCAAGACCTGCTGGGCGACGACTGGTGGATCGATGCGACCGGCACCGTGCAGGTGGCCCCCGTGCGGCCCCCCACACCCATCCTCAGCCCCTTCACGTGCATCGACTTCCGGGGGGACGAAGGGATCGCGACCATCGCCACGGACGCCGTTGGCGACTGGACGCCCGGGGCGACCTTTCTCGGACCCACGATCTCGGGTACAGTTTCTCGGGTGACGCACTACCTCCGCCACGACGGCTTGCGCTCGGAGGTGATGCTTGCCTGAGCCCGAATCGCTCGATCGCCTGAAGGCTGCACTGGAGTCGATCTTCGCGCTCATGCTCCCTCGGCTGTCCTATTTCTGCCAGTGGGAAGGGCGCGTCCTTCTCGCTGTTCCGCCGACCCCCTCGGGAGCGTTCGCATCGGCGCTCTTCCAGGGACCGGCCACGTACACGACGCCGGGCTACGTGAACGTCCAGCTCACCGATCCCGACGCGCTCGCGATCTTCGGCCCCGCGTTCTCCTCGATTCCGATCGTTCTCTGGGGGGACGCGAGCGGCTTCGTGTGCGTGCCCACGGTGGGGAGCCTCGTGCGCGTCGGCTTCGTGAACGGCTCGCCCGTGCGCCCCTTCATCGCCGGCACGGACCCGACGATCTTCCCGACGATCAGCGCGGGGGTCGTCCTTCGCGCGATGGCGGGCGTGTCCGGTCTCCCGACGCCGGACCCCACGATCGCCGCAGCGCTGGGGGTGGTGGGATGACCCAGCCCGCCCCCAATCCCTTCGGCATCGACTTCTGGATCGGCTTCGCGCCGGGTCCGAACAAGAACGCCGGCAACACGATCCTCGACGCGGACCCGTCGATGCGAACGACGACGGGCCGTCAGCTCCTCATCCAGTCGCTTCTATGCCGGCAGACGACGCCGCGCGGAAGCGTCATCGACTGCCCGAACGACTGCATCAACATCATCGACTACGTGAGCGCGGGCATGACGCCCGCGGCCATCACGCAGCTCTACGGGACGATCCAGACGGAGCTTCTAAAGGACCAGCGCGTCACGTCCGCCATCGTGACCGGGAGCTACTCGTTTCAGACGTCGGGCCTCACGATCAACGAGGCCATTCAGTCGTCCTATGGCCCATTCACCCTCGTCCTCGCCGTGTCGAGCGTGACCGTGACCCTCCTCAACGCGAACCTCCTGGCGTCCACATGACGACCATCATCACGCTCGCGGAGCTCGTCACGACGTCGACCGTCGATGACGTCCTCGCGCTGGAGCTCTCCGTTGCGACGCAGTTGAACCTCCCCGTGACCTCGTGGCAGCCCCTCGACCCGTCGCGCACGATCCTTCAGGTCAACGCGAATCTCGTCAGCCAGGAGTCGGCCGTGGTCGCCGGCATCGCGCAGGGCGGATTCGCGTCCTATGCGGCGATCATGCCCGCGGGGATCACCGACTCGAACGATGGCGCCGGGTACATGACCGCGTGGATGGATCTGGTCTCGACCCAGGTCTACAACACGTCCCGCGTCGAGCCCTCCGCCGCGTCGGGCGGCATCCCTGTCCAGAACATCACGGCGACGGGGCAGACGTACGCCGCCGGGCAGCTTCACTTCCAGCATCCGACGTCGGGCGCCACCTACACAAATACGAGCGCAGGTACGATCGCGCCCGCTGCGAGCCCGCCGACGCCCGTCCAGTCGACAATCCTCGTCACGGCCGATCCCGCCTTCGTCGGCCCGATCGGCACGCTCTCCACGGGGCAGACGGCGATCCTCCTGACACCGTTTCCTGGCGTGACGCCCGTGGCGCAGCCCGTAGGCGGTGGCCTCGTAGGCTCGCCCATCGAGACGAACGCGCATCTTCTCGCGCGGTGCGAGGCGAAGCTTGGTGCGCTCTCTCCCAACGGAGCGGCTTCCGCCTACCAGTACATCGCCGAGTCGCTCCCCGTCTTCGGCTCGTTTCTTCAGCCGCCCTCGGACATCGCGGATTACGCAGCCTCGACAAGCGTTCCGATCGCGACCGCGGCGAAGGCGCTCCTCGCAGCGCTCGGATTCAACTCGGCCGGCTCGCAGCAGTACACGGCCCCGACGAGCGCGAATCCGTGGGGCGTGACCGCGCCCGCTACGCGCGTGTCCGATGTGCTCAACATCGGTAGCGGCGTCGTGGACGTGTACGCGGCGAACGCGGCGGGCGGCCTCACGGGATGCGCCCAGCTCGCCATCACGAACGTCTCCTGGTCGGGCGGCACGGCGACCGTCACGACGGCGAGTGCGCACGGACTCGGACCGGGCGCGTACTTCAGCATCTCGGGCGTCCTCGGCGCGACGGGCGTGAACAATCAGATCGCCGGCAATGTGGCGTGGCTCGCAGCGACGGCCAGCGGTTCGACCATCACCTTCGCGCTTGCCCTCAGCCCCGGGAGCTACACGAGCGGGGGCGTGCTCGAGGGGGGCGACCTCGGCATGGTGGACGCCGCGATCCAGGCGCAGATCGTTCCGACCGGCCAAGCGGCGCTCGTGCAGGCCGCAACGAACGTGCCGATCAGCGTCGCGGGCACGGCGTACATCCCGACGAAGGCCGGCATCACGGCCACGACCGCCATCGCGAACATAGTCGCCGCACTCACCGCGTACTTCGACAGCGTTCCCATCGGGGGCGTCACGGCCGAGGGCGCAGGGATCGTTCCGAGCTCGGAGATCCTCGTGACGTGCGCGAACGCCAACGCGGGAACCGTCTCGTTCCAGTTGACGACGCCATCGCTCAGCGCGGATACGACGCTGACCGTTTCCGAGGTGCCCGTGCTCGGATCGACGAGCGGACTGGCGGTCATTTTCGTATGACCCAGCCCATCATCCCCGCTCCGTCCTACCGCGTACTCGGAGACGAGATCAGCCCCACGTACCTCAACGGGCCCATCTTTCAGTCGTACCGCTACGCGATGGCGGTGCTCTACGACGATCTCGTCGACACCGCGGGATTCGCCGTGCGGGCCCGTTTCCCGAGCTACGCGCCCCCCGACGCGCTGCCATGGCTCGCGCAGGATCGCCAAGTCTTCCAGGGACCGGGGGAGAACGTCGCAGGCTACACGGCGCGCCTCATCCAGTGGCTCGATCTCGCGCGGCTTACCGGGAGTCCCACGGCGGTGCTCCTCGCCTACCTATCCTGGCTCACCCCTCTCGCCCCCCAGGTGCAGACGGTCACGAGCTGGGCGGGCACGACGCCGGGAACGGTGTGGAAGACGTACGTCGCGGGGAGCGCGCCCTTCCCTCCGGGGCAGACCATCCCGACGCCGCCCGCGATCCTCACGGTCGACACGGCAAACTGGGACTGGGACGGCGCCTCGCAGCCCTACTACTACCCGTGGATGCGATGGCGCACGTGGGTCATCATTTCGTCCTTCGGGAGTCAGGCGCCGTGGGTCGCGCCGACCAAGACGTGGGGGGGCGGCACGTGGGGCGATGGCGTGTCCTGCTACGGCTGGACGGGCACGGCGCAGCAGGCATTGCAGCTCACCGCGCTCGCAAAGACGTATAAGAGCGCAGGCACATGGGTGCCGTGGATCGTCGTGAACTACGACAGCACATGGTTTCTGGAGACGGGCGTCACGGGGACGAAGCTGCCCGATGGCTCGTGGGGGTACTACGGGAAGATCGTCGCGGATGCGACGTACGGGACGAAGTACGTGAGCGCGCGTCCCGCCGCGAGTACGTGTACCTTGGTGACAGGCACCTCGGACGGCGGCGGCGTGCTAGGAGTGGGATGACATGAGCACGGTCTACTCAGGCAACGGAACGCTCGTCAGCCCCACCACCGGCGCGGGCGTGCGCAAGGCCATCTCCGCTGTCGCCAACACGTCCCCGATAGCGATCACGTGCACGGGTCACGGCTACAACACGGGAGACACGATCGAGCAGGAGGGCACGTCAGGCATCGCGGACGGCCAGTTCCAGATCACCAAGACATCGGCGAACGCGTACACGCTCAATGGCACCACCGCGAACGGCACCGCGACGACGGGCTACAGCATCGACTACGAGCTTCTCCCCGCCACGACCATCCCCGCCAACGGGGACCTGATCGACATGGGTCCGCTCGGAGCGGCCATCGAGGGGACGATCAATCCGGTCCCGTTCCTCTACCGCCGACAGGGCAAGTTCCGCCTCTACAATCAGTACCCCATCGTCGGCGGCAATTTCATCTCGACGCCGTTCTACTCGAATCCGTGGAGCACCAACACCAACTTCACGAGCACGTCCGTTGTGGCCCTCGCGTCGACCACCCTGACGCTCGAATCGCTCAGCGACACGACGAGCATCCCGCCGGTATTCGCCTCCGGGGATCTCCTCGAAGTCTCGATGAACTTCACGGCTGTCACGTTGACGCACACGGGGACGCAGAACGCTCTCATCGAGGTTGGCTTCGGCCTCGTGCAGAACGGCAGCCTGCTCTCCACCGCGGGGCTGCCCAACGCGTTCGTGAACGCGAACTACTTGGCCGGCGGCTACGTCACGACGCCCGTGGCGCTGTCGGGGTGGTACGCCATGGCCAGCAGTCCCGTCACGCTCCCGGCCAACGCGCTGTCACTCTGCATCTTCGCGCGGGTCGACTACATCAGCTCGTCGAATCAGGTGGACCTCAATCTGATTGGCACGTGGTCGGGCGTGTGCAAGCAGTGGAGGCCGAACTGATGGGCAACCTCGACCCGCTTCTCGCCGGCATCAAGCGACTTGCCCTCAACGGCGCGCTGCTCGCGCTCGGCTCTCCGCCCAGCATCGTGCTCAACATCTCGACGGGCCTCAGCGTCACGCTCAATCCCGTGACGGGGCAGTGGGATCTCACGAACACGGCGACCAACCCGAACCTCAATCCGGGAGGCGCGCCGTTCCTGTTTCCGTACGTGGACCTCATCGCGTCGATCGGTGGCACTTGCGACGGCCCGGCCTTCTCGGCCACCACCGCGGGTGTGTACTTCTCCCCGAATGTCGTCGGCACCAAGATCCTCGGCGTAAAGTTCTATTGGGTCGCCCCCAGCGGCGGGGCTGTCGACGTCAAGTGCACCCTCTGGCAAAACGCAGTGAGCCTCGGGACGGGGACAGCGGTCGCCGTTCCCACGGGCATAAACACCGTCACGTTCACCTCCCCGTATACGGTGCAGGCCGGAGACTTGGCGCTTCCCTTCGTGGTCTCGACCTACGCGCCCGGCGGATCGGGCGGCTACTACTGCAACGTCAACTCGGCTTTCCAGACCATCTGCAACAGCCAGAGCAATGGCACGGTGCCGGTCGCTCCCGTGCTCGCGAGCCCCTACTGGCGCTACATGGGAGGCGACAACACGCCGGAGAACGTCTTTGGCCTGTCCACGACCGGCGCAGAGGCTCAGCCGACCACCAAGTACGGGCAGTCGACGTACTTCGCCATCGAGCCGGTGTTTCAATGACCGCAATGTGAGCTAGGAGGAGTCGTGTGGGCCATGCACTCGCATTCGCAAGCGCGCTATTCGCCGCCGATGGGCAGGGAGGCGAGTCGATGAACGTAGCGCACATCACAAGCGCGCAGAGCCCCTACGCCGCCTCCGCGAATCAAACGATCGTGGTGGACGCGTCGGGCGGCGCCGTCGTCATCAACCTCCCGTCGCTCGGGCTCGGGCAGTTCGTGCAGGTCGCGCAGGACAGCAACACGGCATTCACGAACACGATCACGGTGAACCCGCCAGCCGCGGGCCACCTCGACCAGCCTCCGCCCGTCAACGGCACGTTCGTCACGTCCTTCGTGTTCGGCCCCGGAACGAACTGGGTCACACCGAGCGCGCTGGGCATGGATCTCACTTGGTACAACGGAGGGTCGGCCGGTGGATACTTGCTCGAATAGGTTTCTGAAGTTCGTTCTGGCGCTCGCCACGCTCTGCGGGCTAAGCGGGTGCACCTACGATCTGGTCGTACGCGCGGGCTACAGCAACCCGGCTGGCGTGTACTCGGCCGTCGAGGGTCCGCCAGCAGCGGGCGGCAGTGACGCGGGCGCCCCGGTAGCCACGCCCGATGGCGGGCGGAAGCTCGGCTCGAACGCCAACTACGCCTACGCGGTCGGCTTCGGGGCGAACAGCGTCCCGTGGGCTGCGTCGTACGCCACGCCCACCATCACGCAGTCCGCCCTTGCCTCCACCTCCGCCGGCTCCGGCGCCGCGGGCCAACCCCTCGCGGTGACGGCGCAGGCGGGGCAGGCGGCGACGGGGGTGGGGAACAATGGCGGGAACGGCGGCAACATCAACGTGTATGCCGGAAACGGTGGCACGAGCGGATCGGCCACGGCGGGCACCACGGGGTACGTCAACATCGGAAACGCCGCGGGTCCGCTGTTTCAGGTGGGTCAGCTCTTCGGGCAATCGGGTAACGCTTACGGCGCCATCTACCCGGCCACCGTCACGCCCAGCGCGAGCAACTACCTACTTTACAGCAGCGCCGCTGGCACCAACGTCAGCTTCAACAGCGCGACCGGCGGCGCTATCTCTTTGGGTGTCGCGGCGGCGACCTACCTGAATCTCGGTGGCGGGCTGGCCTCATTTCGTGCTGCGATCGGCGGACTATCCGGCGTATCCGTACAGTTCTCCGGCCAGACCTCCCCCAACACCGTCGCCTGCGGCACGGGCGGCACGCAGACGATCAGCGCGGCGCAGGCGATCATCCCGTTCTTCCTCGTCACGACGGGCACGCTGAGCAGCAACGCGGTCGTCGACTTCTCTACCAACGCCAGCACCGGCTATTTCGTCGTCGACATCTCCGGCGTCGGCACGATCACCGGCTTCACGCTCGGCTTCAAGAACGGCACCACGACCAAGACCATCTCCTCCACGCAACTGACGGCGCTCATCGGTACGGGCTCGACGGCACTCCAAGTGTGGACCTACGGCACCAACAACATCACGATCCTGACATGAGCTATGCTGCCCGCATGAGCCGCAAGCCCAAGCCCTCCGCCCCGCACCTCTCCGGCCAAGCCCTCCTCGCCATCCGCGCCCTCCACGACCGTCAGCGCGCGGCCCGCGAGCAGCTCGGCGCCATCGACCTCGAACGCGCCAAGCTCGACGCGCAGGCCGCGCCCATCCGGCAGCGCCTCGTCGACCTCATGGTGGAGACGGACGCGGCGACCCTGGCGGCGGGCAAGGATGCGGGCGTGGACCTCGGCGCACCGGGGTGGAAGATCGACCTCGCGACCGGGGCGCTGACGAGGTAGGCTCGGACCCATGTCCGACAACACGCTCCTCATCCTCGCAACGGTCGCCACCGTTTTCGGCACCGTGGGCGGCGCGCTGGAGAAGCTCTGCTCCCCCGAGAGTTTCTGGTACCGACTCGGCGTCATCCTCGCCAGCCTCGGCGTCGACCTGACCAGCCTCGGGAAGCTGAGCATCGGCGTGGCGTCGGCGGATGCAACCAGGGTGCAGGTCAACGCCGCGTCGCTGACGATGGGCAAGCTCGATGCGGTACGGAAGGACGCGTCGAAGATCGCGCCGCTGGGCGTTCTGATGCTGCTCCTCTCCGGGTGTATCTCCTCGGCACCGATCGTCCCGGTCACGCCGGCCAACACGGCGCAGGTCTCCTCGTGCCAGTCATCGGCCGCGGTACACAACGACGTCGTGATCGGCGGATTCGTCCTCGGCGGCATCAGCGCGGGACTCGGCTCCGCGGGCGCTGCGGTGAGCGACTCGAACGCCAAGACGGACCTCGCCATCAGCGCCGCGGTCGTGGGTGGCCTGATGCTCGTCGACTCGGCCATCGCGGGCTTCAGCGCGTCGAACTTCGCCAACTCGCAGTGCTCTGGCGTCGTCGGCGCGCTGCCGGTGATCGCGAAGCCTGCTCCGTCCCCGGTGGCGCCGTGAAGTTCGGTCGCAGGCGGCCCACCGCCCGACAGCGCTCCACCACGCTCAAGCTGCGGGACTACCTCGCGCCGGGTCTACCGACACCTCCCGCGTCGTGCGACTACACCCCAAAGGCCAACGCGGCGCTCGCGCAGATGTACGGCAACGACACGATGGGGGACTGCGTGATCGCCGGCTTCTACCATGTGCTTGGCGTCGCATCAGGGAACGCTACCGGCACGCCGTTCCTCGCGACCGCCGCGCAGATCATCGCCGATTACTCTGCAATCGGCGGTTACGTCCCGGGCGATCCGTCGACCGACCAGGGTTGCGACGAGGTGACGGCACTAACGTGGTGGTCGCAGAACCCCGCGGCAGACGGCAGCAAACTGGCCGGCTTCGTGGAGCTCGACCCGACGAACGAGGCGCACCTCCAGCTTGCGCTCTGGCTCGGGTGCAACCTCTACTTCGGCATCGAGCTACCCGACGCGTGGGTCCAGCCGATGCCCAGCGCATCCGGCTTCACCTGGGACGTCGCGGGCGCAGCAGATCCAAGCAACGGGCACTGCGTCATGGGTGCGGGGTACAACTCGAACGGCGTCACCATCGGGACGTGGGCCATGACGGGGCTGCTCACCTACGACGCGATCGCGGACTACGGCAGCTCCTCGAACGGAGGGGCCGTCTACGCGCTCATCACCCCGGACTGGCTCGCGCAGGGGCAGCGCGCTGCCCCCAACGGAGTGGACTGGGATGCCCTGACGGCGGACCTCGACGCGCTCCAGTCGTCCAGCGTCATGGTACCCCCCGGACCCTGATGACTCTCTGGTCCGACCGCATCCGCTTCTTCCTCGCCGGGGCCTTCCTCGTCGGCGGGGCGTGGCTCGTGGCCCATGGGTGCGAGCTGGCGCGATGACTCGCGCCGCCGCATCCAGCGCACTACAGGCCGCGAGCGCCGACCTGGAGGCGATCCGCCCGCAAGCAGACATGGCCATCGGCAGCACCAAGGCAGAGGACGCGCCCATCCTGGGCGCCTGGACGTTGGCCCTCAAGCGCTTCCGAGAGGCTTGCGCGGCCTACGTGGAAGCGTCCGCTTGAGCCTCCTCACGCCTACCCTACGCTGAGCACCATGAGCATCGTCGGCCTCCTCATCCTCCTCGTCGTGGTCGGGTTCTGCCTCTACCTCGTCACGACCTACATCCCCATGGCGCCCCCGATCAAGGCGCTCATCGTCGCCGTGGTCGTGCTGGTCATCGTCGTCTGGCTGCTCGGGTACTTCGGGCTCGTCGACTTCGGCGGGACGTTCCACGACCATCGGGGCCACGGGCCGTGACCCTCGTCGCTCGCCCCATCCCGGTCGGTTCCGCCGTGGCGGACACCTCGGCCAAGCTCTCCCTCAGCGAAGCGCGCGCGCTCTGGGCCGCGGGTGAGCGCACCATCATCCGGTACGTCTTCTTTGGCCCTGCGCGCCCCGGCGACATCGATGCCGCGGAGATCGCGATGCTGACGGGCCTCGGCTTCACGGTGTTGCTCGTCCAGCACGTGCGTAACCCGGGGTGGGTGGGCTCGACGGAGACGGGCGAGGCGGACGCCGGGTGGGCCATGAAGAACGCGGCGGCCGCGGGCTACGCACCGTCACTGGGCCTATACCTCGGTCTCGACCTGGAGGGCGTTGGCCGCGGTGGGCCCGCGCATGCCGCAGCCTGGTGCGCGCGGCTCGTTGGATACGCCGCGCTGGTCTACGTCGGGTACGCCAGCGGCATGACCACGGCTACGCTTGACGCGCTCGAGGGCGACCCGATCTGGGCCGACTACCCCGTCCGATTTTGGGCCGACTACGCCGCCCTCTCCCAGCGGCCGACGCCAAGCAAGGGCTGGACGCTCCACCAGCAGGCGCAGACGACCGTGGCGGGCATCGGCATCGACCGGGACACCGTGATGCAGGGGGGCCTCTGCGGGCTCGCGGATGGGGACGTCAACGTCGAGGACCCCGACCCAAGTGAAGCGCCGACCCGGCCATCGCTCATCCCGCCGCCCGTCCCGTTCCACTCGGTCTCCACCGTCCCACCTCCGCCCGACGACGAGCCCGCGTGAGCAACATCCCCCGCCCCCCGCGGCGGGAGCCCGAGTGGGTCGGCCCCGACACGACCCGCGAGGACATGTTTGGCGTGTCGGAACGCAAGCTCGCGCTCCGGGCGGTCCACGAGGCGCTTCTCACGCGTCAGGCCGTGGAGCTCTGGATACGCCAGCACGAGACGCTCAGGCAGCACGTGGAGGCCGTGTCGATGCACCTCAAGGCCGTCGATGCGCGCGTGGTCGTGCTCGAGGACTGGCGACGCAACGGCTCGGTGCCGCCACCCACGGTGCCCCCTATGCGCGAGAAGGAGGCGAGCATCCACGAGTACGATCCCGCGCTGGCCAGCCTGCGCCGCGGTCTGAAAAAGGCCGCCGTCAGCAAGGATAACCCGCTCACCGAGGCGGATCTCACGCGGCTCGTCGATCGCGAGGTCGACAAGGTGCTGACGCGGATCGGCGAGGCGAAGGAGCTCGGCGCCTACCGCCGCGTACGGGCGTTCTTCCTGACCGGCATTGGCCAGGCCGTGAGCTGGGGCTGGAAGGCGGCCGTGTTCGGGGCGCTCGGCTGGCTCGCCCACCATCTGCTCGGGCACTAGCGCCATGCGCGCAGGCTAGCTGCGCTTTACTTATCCTCGCCGACCACCTCGACGGCCATTGACCCATCTTCGATCGCCTGTGCGAAGGCGTCGTCGAACATGCGGTGAATGGCGGTCGTACCCACCTCGTCGTCTGCGTTCAGGCACGTGACCACGTCCTTGGCGAAAGACCTCGCGTCGGTCACGCGCGTACCTTCAGGCTCGGGGCCGTACTTCACCGCCAGCGGTAGGTTTTTGATGGGCAGGCGGATCACAATCGCGCCCTTTTCGATCACAGCCTCCGCCGACCTGTTCTTGTTCGCCACGGTTTCCTCGTTTCTCTTGGAGTAGCGCGCAGGCTAGCGCGCGGTTTCCTTCTCCAACTCGGCGGCGATGAGCGCCAGTGACGCACGGCCCTCCTCCGAGTACCACTTCGACCGCAGCTCGTTCACGACACGGCGCGTGGCCTCCAGCCGCTTGAGCGCGTCAATCACCCGGTACGTGATCTCGTTGGAGCGAGCCGCGTCAAACGGCGTGTCGATGTCGAGGCGTCCGGTCAACTCGCGCTCGATGAGCCGATAGCTCGACGCCCACGACACGAGCCGACCGCGGAGCTTGTGTAGCTCGTCGCCCCAGTCTTTCGCCTGTTGCACTGCACGCTGCGGCGTCGTGTACAGCGCTGCCGCGATCTCCTGAACGGTCACGTCTTTCACGGTGTCACCTTCGATTCATGTGGAGTAGCGCGCAGGCCTATGCCTGCACCTGTTGCAGATGGCGTCGCGCGTGGGTCGCGCACCGACGACCGATGCGCCACCAGCGGGGTTGCTTCGGCTTCATCTCGGCAAGGCCGAGCGCGCCCAGGGACAGAAGTGTGCGAAAAGCCGTCATGGGGGTGAAGCTCGTGTAGAGCGCCATCAGCTCCAACTTCTGCAACTGTCGGCGGCCGAGTCGGCGCTTGGGCAAATGTGTCTCGTCGTTCGTCATGGCTCCCTCGTTTCTTGTGGAGTCGCGCGCACGTCAGAGCGGCTCAACTGCCCACCATGTCGTGCGCCTGCTGGTACTTCAGCCGGGCTACGCAAGGCACGCAGACGTCACACGGTTCGTCAGCGTTCCGGTGCTCGCACTGCAAGTGCTCCTCTTCGTACAGGTCGTGCAGCGCATCGACAACGGCGCGCGCAGCGCACTCCCGATCCTCCCGCGCACGGTACGCCCTGTCGTGGTCCTCTTCGCCCGGTCTGCTCATGGGTCCTCGTTCCGTTCCAGTTGGCGCGCATCACGTCTTTGCCTCGAACCCCGTGCACCCGTCGCCTCTGTCGTGCGGATGCTCGGCCGCGTGTACCGCGAGCGTCTCTCCGCACTTCGCGCACCTGATGCGCAACGGATGCAGTCGCTTACCCTTTACGCCGTTGTCCCAGCATCGGATGTGCACGGTGCACTGAACGCCCCTGGCCATCGTCTCGTCCTCCTTCGCGCGCAGCCTTAGACCCGAATCCCAGTGTACCCACGCACCGATGCGCTGATCACCCGACGCCGGAGAATGGCGGGTAGCGTGGTCACTCCTCGCTCCGTCAGCATCCGCGCGAACGCCTGTAGGGTCGCCAGCTTCTCCAGGCGAGCCATAGCGGTGTAGTCGTGGTCGTGGTGGGCCTGCACCCATTGCTCTACCTGTCTCCGCACGGATCGGCGCATCCTGGCGAATCGTCGTCGTCGAGGGTTCATCGCTTCACTTCTCCTTCGTCCCGTCGTTGAAAGCGCGCAGCTTAGTCGTCGTTTGGATGGCCATCGCGACCACGTTCGTCCGCCATCTCGTACATGTACAAGCAAGCCTCGTCGAGGCGTTGTTGCGTGGCATCAGAGCCGCCGCTGCCACGAAGCGCGGACGCGTGTGCGGTGGCAGCCGCTCGCAAGGTCAGCTCAGCGTCTTGGTAGCTTTTCTCGATCATCCTGTTCTCCTTCGCGCGCAGCGTTTCGACGCGTATCGCCGGGTCCATGCGCCTCTTCACGCACCTTCCGGCAGGGACGCGTACAGGGCCGTGATCCAGTCACGGCGTTCGTTCGTGCGCTTGACCTCATCACCCCCTTGCTCGATGGCGTACTTGAGAGACCACTCGGCCGACTCCAGTTGCTTCGACAGCCAGTCGCCAGGGGTTGCCGGCGCCTCGACCGTGTACGGCGTCCAGTCGATTTTGCAGATGTCGATCTGCTGGAGCATGAACTGCCGGAGTCCCTCGTGGTCTACCGTGGGCGGCTTCCACGCCTCGACCATCGCCCGCATGCGGGCATACCGACGTTCCGTTTCCTTCGCCTTCGCAACGCTTTCAGCGTTGCTCTTGGCGATGCTCTCGCAGTCGGATTGCCAGAGCGCTCGGACCCCTTCGCTGGTCAAGGCACGAAGCTCGGCGAGCTTTGCCTCTGCCTTCAGCTTCGACTTGGCGTAGTAGTCGGACGGCTCCGGCGCCTTGGGCGGGTCGTCTGTCGGGTCGTCTCGCTGCATGATGCAGGCGCCCATCCCTCGTGCGCACCGGAGCGCAAAGTCCCGAAACGTCAGGTCCGCACGTTCCTCGATGATTGCGGTGTATCCAGTCGGCATGGCTCGTCACCCTTCCTTCATGTCCTCGTCAAAAGCGCGCATCACTTTGCCGGGGGAAGGAGCGGCTCCACCGAGTCGCGCTCACCCTCAGCTACACGTTCCGCGTGCTCCAACACGCTCGCGGCCTCGCGCGCATCGGGGCCGACACTTCGACCGGCAATCGTCCTCAGCCCGTTGAGCATCACCAGCAACGCGTCTGCGTGCCATGGCCAGTCGTCGCGGAGGTCGTCCGCCGCGTCGCGCAGGATGTCTCCAGTTCGGTCCTTCGACCCCGCGTTCTCAGCCATCTCCGCTGTCTCCTTTACGTGCGAAGCGTCGCGCGTCACGTAGGGTCATGCGCCGCTCCAACTCACCCAACTCCCGTTCATCGCTCCACGTGGCGACACCGCGCCTCTTGAGCGCGTTCAGCTCCACGAAGCGCCGCTCGTCCCGCATCCTGTCCGCCTCGGCCACCGTCACATTGATCATCCTCGCCTCCTCGTCAAAAGCGCGCACGGGTTAGCCCGGCTGATCGCCGCACGCGTCGCATTCGCCCCCGCACGAGCCCTCCAGGCGCGCAAACCCCTTACGGTGCGTGCGGGCCTTCTGCGTTGACCGCCAGCGCGGCATATGGCGTGCAGTCCGGGCACGCATGCGTCGCGCAAAGCGGCGTGCCGAGCGGGTGCCCGCTCTCTGGACCACGAGCGCACTTCTGGTGCGTAGCGACCTTGGAGCAGTCCACGCACTGCACCTTCGCGACCTGCGTACTCTTGCCCAGCTCTCGGTACCCCACCGAGTCATACCGGACCGCCTCTTCGCGCGTGACGTCGACCTCGTAGCGGTTGCCGTGCGGGTCCTCCAGGCAGATGGTCGCGTCGTCGTCCGCGCCGATGTGCCTCGCGATGTCTTCCGCGACGCGGGTGCAGTCAAAGTCTCTGTTGGATGAGGGCGCGGTGGGGAAGGTCCCGTGCTCAGCGAACTCGCCCCATGTGGCCTCACCCTTCGGGCAGATGAGGTACTTCCAGTCGTACGTGGGGATCTCCGGCATGGTCTACCTCGTCTCCTTCTTCTTGATTCCGAAAGCGCGCAGCGTTCAGCCGCGAATCTTGTCGATCCTGTCCACCAGCGACCACTGATCTGCCTGTCGCAGTACCGGGTATGCGGAACGAAGGATGTCCTCCATCTCCACGATCCGGTCGTTCGTCCGCTCGAAGTCGAGGCGCTTGCCGAGGCCCCACGCTCGTCGATGCAGCGAACCCGGCGCCCCCTCAGGCACACTCGCGGGCCGCTCTACCGTGTCGAGCAGGTTCGACATGCGACGTTCAGCCGCGTCGGCCGCCCTCATGTCCTCAGCCACGCGGGCCGCCTGTCCTGGGGTGCGACAGGTCGCCCACTCCTGCCCGTCCAGCCACACCACACAACCGACTGCTACGCACTCCACCATCGCCATCTCCTTCTCGTGATTCGCGCGCAGGCCTCAGACCGTTTCTCTTAGGTGCTCGCGCACCCACGCCCTCATGCTCCGCCACAGCGCGCAGGCTAGCGCGCGGTTTCCTCATCGAGCACGCGCAGCAAGTCGCACGTCGCCACCGCGGTGCACCCTGCTTCACCACACGAGCCCTGCGCCGCGCAAAGCTCACGGATGCGCTCGGCCAGCCAGATCGGGCAGAGAGCGCCGCGCGCCTTGTCGTACTCGTAGAGCGCCTTCCCCAGCTCGACGCATGCCGGGATGTTGTGCGTGTCGCACGTCGCCTCCCTCGCAGCCTCGATGACCTTCTCCAACTCCGGCGACTCTTGCGCGGCTCTAAACTCGGCCGCGAGTGCGTCGGCGTCATCCGGCTTGGGGATCTCTCCGTCCTGCCCATCTACGAGGTGACAGGCATGGTGATTGTGTTCGATGAGCCACTTCGTGGCGCGTCCTCTTGAGTCCACGTTCGTCTCCTTCGTTCCGTTCCAGTTTGCGCGCAAAAGTCCAAGTCAGGAACCGGCCAAGTCGTCCGAAAACAGAACGCTTGGCCGGTCTCCGTGACTGCGTAGGTCGATGTCGCATTCCACCAAGATCCGCCGCTCGACGACCATACCTGGATCCTTCCGTGCGTCGTGCTTCGGAGGGAGCGCCTCCAACTCCTCGTGGGTGAAGGCGCGGTGCGTCTTGGCGTGTTTGACGAAAGTCCCGCGCTTGAAAGACGACGGGTAGTCGTTCCAGTTCACGCCAGCCTCGGTGAAGAGTTTCTCTTGCAGCTCTTTGCCGTTCAAGTTGTCGCACGCCTTGTGCGAGAAGTGGAAGCGAGCCGCCATCTGCACCGAGTTGCGCGCGGCGTCCTGCTGCCGCCAGAGGAATACGTTGGACGCCTCGACGAGTGACGGCACTACCCACACGCGACAATCGAACGTCGGAGCGTCGTGCCACCGCAGTCCCGAAGCCACTTCGCGCCCGATTCGGACGTCGCCCATCGTCGAACCCTCAGCGTTCACGAGGTACGACTTCGCATTGAGTGCGACGCTCGCCATCGCCGCGAGCGTCGAGGTCATCTTCTGCGGGTTGCCATCGAAGAATGGATTGTCGATCCACGCCAGGCTGATCTCGTCCGACTGCGTATACCCCACCGTCGCGCAACCCTCGACGACCAAGAGCCGCGTCACGTCCACCATCATCGCGTGGAACGTCGAGCTAAACGGTCGCGCTGCGTGCTTCGTGAACGTGTGAAAGCCGCGCCCGTCGAGACGAGCGCAGACGATGGCGCCGGGAAGCAACCGGACGTTCGCCAGCCCCTCGTACATCTTCATTCGGTCGCCGAAGTCATCCAGGCCCATGGTCCCTCCGAAAACAGAGGGTCTACGCACTGATCGCATTCTTCAAGCGCAGCCAAGCGCACGTCGGCTTATGCTCGAACGCCTCACCGTCCGGTGTCCCCATCTGCGTGCGACAGTAGCGGCACGTCGGGATGTAGCCCGAGTCCTCGCACGGGATGGGCCACACGGCGCGCACGAGGTCAGCCATCTCCTGATCTGAGAGTCGCTCGTCCCTCGGGCAGTGAACGATGACGCCCACCTTCCCGTCCTCACCTTCGATGCCGATCGGCCCCTCGGTCTCCGACCGGCGCATGACTGCTCCAGCGTCCGCCATGAACTCAGCTCGGGTAACGGTCACCATCGAGTCCTCCTGGGTCGCGCGCATGTTTTCTATCTTGCAGTCGGGTACGAGCCTGCGTCCGGCGGACACATCGTCTCATCGCCGGTGGACAACTTCGACTCCTCGCACCGCTTGACGGTATGCCGCACCTGCGCCCCCTCAAGCTCGTAGTCGTTCACGTCGTCGTCGGTCTCTACCAACGTGGTGCCACATCGCGGACACGCGTAGCTCATGGTCGTCTCCTCTCCGAAAGCGCGCAAAGACACGAGTCTCACGCCCGCACGCGCGCGAGGTGCGGGGCAACCTGCACGAACATCGGGTAAGGGCCAGTGGCCGCCTCATCGTCTTGATCTCCTTCCAGCGCTCGCGCGCAGGCACCTTACGCCAGCGCCCGTATCCACCCGCGCTCCCGAAGGTCCACCGCCATCCGCTCGAGTTCCCCCGAGAATGTCTGCACCGCCGCGCTCAGGGTTGCGATGTACTTCTCGTCTCGCTCGACGTGGATGATCGCGGGCGGCATCTCGGGGTGGTAGGACATGATGTCGAGCCACTGGCGCTCAGCGATCCAGAGTTGCCCCTGGACCTGTGGGTAATACTCGGCGTCGACCGCGCGCGTGAGAAGGTAGGCCACGTGGGTGTGCTCGGCCGGGACCTTCAGTTCCAACAGCCCATCCTGGCCCACTAGCCTGTCCGGGCTCGCCCCGATGGTCCCCGCGTCATTGGTGCAGAATCCCACCTTCGTGGTCTCCAGCTCACGCACGCCCTCGTAGTACAGCGCGGCGTCCGCCTCCAGATCCTTCCCTCGCTCCGCCCACGGGCCGACGAACTCGACGATCGGTCTCTGCATCATCCTTTCGGCGAGGAGCTTGTGCATGTACTTGACGGCCGACTTCGACGCTTTTCCGCCAGGCGTGATGATGTTGTCGAAGCACGAGGCGGTTGGGATGCCCGCGCGCACGGCAAGCCATTCGGTGGTGCCCTGCTGAACGTCGTGGATGATCATGTGTCCCTCCTGAGTGCAGCCAGCACACGCTTGATCCTCTCCAGGGTCCGCATCGCGTCTTTGGTCCGAGGCTCTGTCTGCGGCTCGTCGTAGTCCCACCCGAGCGGCAGCAGCGCGCGGAGCGCCTTGCGTGCGGTGGGCAGATCGGCGAACAGTGTCTCACCGCACACGAGCAGCCCCGTTCTCCGATGCGTGATGGCGTAGCGGTCGACGGACGGCGCCAACGGCTTGTAGCTCCGCGTGATGACGAGCGCGCGCCGCGTGTCACTGTACGCCGTGCAGCGTCGTCGTCCGTCCCGAGTGGTGCACCACACCCGTTTCATCGCGCCACCTTCTGCCGCTTCTTCTCCTCGATGAGCGACTTCGCCTTGGCCAACTGATCCCCTCGGATCGCCTCGAATGTCTCCGCATTGAGGTACTTCAGGAACCGCTCTTCGCTGCCCCCCGATTCCGCGAGTGAGGCGCGCAGCTCGATGGCTTGCTCTGGCGTGATGGGGTCGTGAGAATGACCGTCTGTATCTTCGTCGCGAGTTACGATGTGCAGGTGCATGCCGAGTAGGTACCGCTTCGCGTACGACAGCGTAGAACCTGCCGACTGCACGTCGCCACGACCGCCGCCCGTGTCGGTCGGCAGCGTGAGCGTCTTGGTCTCCGTGTGCCCGTCGCAATGCTGCATCGCGCACGAGTACATCGAGCCTTTCTCCGCGGCTTTGCTGTCGAACGAAAACGAGAATCCCTCAGCCGCGCATAGCGGACGAATCACCACATCGATGTCTTCCAGCTTTGCGTACTTGTTGCGAACCGTGCCGCCTCTGTCGAGAATCGCTCCCGACTTGGCGATCTGCGGCAGCGTGGCCTGCAGTCGCGCGAGCGCGGCGAAGTAGGCCGTCTTCCGCTGGTCGGCGAGCAGGCGCTCTTGGATCGCGAGCAGGCGCTCCAGCTTCTCCACGTCGACAGACGGATCGCGCGCGGCGCGGTCGATGACGTCGAGCACCGACGCTTGCGCCTCTCGGGTGTGGTCGACAACGAGTGCGGCTTTCTCGCTCACGACTGCACCGGAGCCGGGATGGTGTCCCCCGCCCGAGCCTTCTCGAGCAGGTCGAGCGCCGCGAACACGCGCTTGTGGATCGGGGCGTCGCGCATCGCGCGGGCGGCGTCGATGAGTTCCCCGGGTGTGCGCGTCAGCTCGGCCAGCTTCTTGGCCATGTCGAGACCGGCGTTCTCCAGGTTGGGGACGATGGCGAACACGACGAAGTAGGCCAACTCGAAGTCCCGAGACTCGAAGGCGCTCACGTGCCGCTCCTGAACGAGCGAAGCGCCTCGGACATGAACACTTGCGCGCGCTCCAGGTGGCGCATGCGAATCACGTGGTCATCGGTCAGCTTCGCGGCGCTGAGTTCCTCCTGCACGTAGCCGAGGAGCTTCAGGGTCATGTCGTCGCGGTTCGAGACGTCGGGGGTGATGCGAAGATTCGGGGCGTTCATGTGGTCTCCTTTGCGAAGAGCGGTTCCTGTCCCGCGCGTTTCGCTTGCAACGTTGACGATGATTCTTCGGCGGTCATCCGCTCGCGGCAGAGGGCGGCGTACTTGGGGTCCTTCTCGATGAGGATGCAGCGGCGGCCGAGGCGGAGGGCCGCGACGCCGGTCGTGCCGGAGCCGGCGAAGGGGTCGAGGATGAGGTCGGACGGGTCGGTGAAGAGGGCGACGAGTTCGGCCATGAGATCGTCCGGCTTCGTGGTCGGGTGCTCGTTCTTCGTGCGTACGCCGCCGTTGATCGGCCCGGTCTGCGCTCGATACGCCGTGAAGACGCCGATACGTCCGCCGCCGTTCCACGCGCTTCGCCCCGTACGATGGCAGGCAACGATCGACTCGTAGCCCATGCCCGGACGGTCTCCGCTGTACTGCGGCATTGCGTCCGGCTTGACCCAGACACACGTGCGTCGATAGGTCGCCATCGAATGCGTGAGCCCGTCCGCGTCGCGGCACTCGATGGCGTCCCGCCACTTCATCGCGGCCTCGACTTGACAGAACGCGAGTATCCACCGCGTGGCAACGCGTGAGAACTCGTACCCAGCGGACTTCCGTTCCTCTGCGGTGATGGCCGCGAACGTAAGCGGCATCGCGACGCACCCTTCCCCCGTCTTGACCCGACGTTGTTTCGTGTGCGCCTCGGCCTCGTACGGCGGATCGCAAATCACATGCGCCACGCTCCGATCCGCCATCCCCCGCATGACGTCGAGGCAATCGCCCTCCACAACGCACCACCGCGCCGCGCCGGAGAGGACGTCCGCGATGGTGGCGGCGCTCACGGCGTCACCTGCCGCTTGCTGAGGCAGTTCGGACACCCGCACCCCGGCATGGCCCCGCTCGCCACCGCCACGGACGTTGCCAGCGCTTCCCGCGCAAGGTCCGCCCGTGTGATGCCCCTCTCGGATGCGACGCGCGTGAGGGCATCCTTGAGCGCGCGCGGCATGCGGACGATGAGCGCCGCGTCGTGCACCATGACTTGAGCCATCAGGACACCCCCAGCGGTGCGACCTTCGCCATGATGGGGACCGATGCCGACTGTTTGCCTTGCGCCATGACCGGACCGTAACCCGTTGCCGTATCCCTGTCAACGTAATCGGTACGGCAGGGTGACGGAGGGGGGCAAGGGGAATCGGGGATGGGAGCCGGAGGCGAACGGGGAGGGGGAATCGCGCCAGGATGCGATATGGCGCGTCGGTGGGGGGTACCCGCCACTACGGGGCACGGGGGGCGGGAAAGCGCGCGGGCGGTGGCGGGGATCGTGGGCGAGGGAGCTGGGGGCCGGGCGGGAGAGGGGCAGGAGGCGGGGAGCACGCCCATCTCGGTCGGGGGAGGCGGGGGCGGAGCGCGGCGACGGCGGCCTCGAGCCGAGGGGGGGGAGGGGTCGGATTTCGCGCTCGGGCGATCGGTCGGGGGGTGGGATACCTCCGCCATATTCATAAAGTTACAGTCCCACCACCTGACGAACTCGTGGCCCCAAGTCCGTCAGCGGGAACCTGAGTTTTTTCAAAAAGATACGCGTCGGCTGACGAACTGACGAACTAAACCCGGAGGGCTCCCATGCGTGTATGCGCGCGCGTGTAGAAGATCTCCCCGTTTGGTTCGTCAGTCCGTCAGTTTGGCTTATTTCAGCCACATTCCGCGGCGTTGCGGCTGACGAACTGGGTTCGTCAGGTTCGTCAGGAGTTCGTCAGCCGTCATCGACAGAATCGCGGTGGCCAGCCCCCTGGCGGAGCCGCAGAGGGTATTTGGACCCCTCTGCAAAGTGCTTCCCGGGGTACCCTGCGAGGGCGAGACGCTCGCCGAACGCATTGCGGGCGAGGACCTTGTGCCCGGCCTCGACAGCCCACCGCTTGTACGCCCCGTGCAGCGCCTTGGCTGCGGCACCGTCCCGGACGTCGCACGGGTCGCAGCAGTCCTCGACGAACTGCCGCACGGCGTCGGCCCGGAGCTGCCACGCGCGCAGAGCTGCGCCGTGGGTGCTCGGGGTGGTGTACTTCCCCGCGGCGAGCAGGCGACGGCCGCCGTCGATGAGCGCGGAGACGATGCCGGGGAGCTCCTGGGCGATGATCTTCTGCCCGATGTGTGGGTCGCGGTCCGGGTCCTTGCTGAACTGCCGCGTGAACGGCATCACGAGGAAGCGGCGCCAGAAGCCGTGGCTCTGGTCGGACACCGCCGGGAGCCGGTTTGCTGCGAACGCATGGGCCGCCTTCGGGCGGAACGTGAACGCCGGCTTCGTCGGCTGTCGCGCTCCCACCGCATCCCCGGACACCATCGCCTTGAAGCCCGTCGACTCGAGTAGGTCCGCCTCGGGGAGCTCGGAGACGATGTTCAGCAGCTTGCCGACGAGCTGAGCGCGGAAGTAGTCGCTCGAGTCCCCGGTGCCGCTGAGCTTGTGGGGGGGCACTGACGCGACGCTCCCCGAAGGCATCGCCGCGGAGAGGATGTCGAGCAGCGTGGACTTTCCGTCGTCGCCGAGACCGTGCATGGCCAAGCACTGATCGTAGGCCGTCGAGATCCCAAGCAGCGCGCCGCCGAAGAACTCGTGGAGCAGCAAGGCGCGCTCTTCCCGATCCTCGTCGTCGCGAAAGATGTCGGCGAGGAACTTGAGCCACATGGGCGTCGCCTTCCCGTGTTCGTAGGGGAACGGGTACGCGTGGCGTGCGCGGTGAGCCGGCGAGCTCTCCTCAAGCACCGCTGCCGCCGCGGAGACCTTGACGAAGCCGTTGCCGAACGCGAGTCCCGCGGGGGCGGTGGCGAAGAACTCCCGATCAGCGACCGCGTGCCCCCCAAGCCTGAGCGCGCCGGCGACGTCGCTCGCCTTGAGCTTGAGGTACTTGGGGTCCTTGCGACCGACGAGCGCGCCGGCGAAGCCCTGCACGATGCGACTCTGAGCCTCGTCGAACACGGGCACGAAGATCCCTGTCTCGAGGTACCCGAACATCTGTCCCTCGCAGTGGACGATCGGCCCCGAGCGCTTGAGGACGGCGACGAGCGCGGCCCCGAGCTCCACGTGGTCTCCGCGAACGAACGAGAGACCCTCTTCGCCCTCCGGGGGTGGGGGGGACGGGGAATCGTCGTCACCCCACGGCGGCTCGTCCGCCGGCGAGCTCGGCGCGGCGACCATCCGCGGAAACCTGGCCTGCGCCTGCGCCACCGCCTCGACGGGGAGCATCCGCAGCACGTCCTGAAGCCCGCGCCCCTCGCAGTGGGAGTGCCTGCAACAGAACCCCCCCACGCGCGCGGCCGTCGTCGGCGGAAAGAGCGCCGTGCTCGAGTCCTGCCCGTCGCCGGTGCGCTGCCCCTGCGCGTCGGGGGAGTGGTCGAGCAGCCACGGGCACCGCACGCTCCACTTCCCCTGGCCGAGATGGCGCCCGAGCATTCCCGCGAGGGAGAACGCCTCCCCGAGCAGCGTCTCTCGAGCATCGGTCCCGGGAAGAGCGGCTCTCTCTGTCCCGAGCTCGCGTTGCAGAAGCTGGATGACCCACGCCGGCGCAGGCGCGGGTCCCTCGTCGCTCCCGAGGTCCACCGTGTAGCGGAGGCCCGACCAGTGCAGCGACGGGGGCGCCATCACGTACCCGTCCCACTTCGCGTCGATGCCCTCCCCCAGCGTCCCCCGAAACCGCGCCCCGGGGTCCGTCTGGAAGTAGACGTGGAAGCCGTTGCCCGTGATCACGCGATAGGACATCGGAAGCGGCCCGTGCTCCCGCTCGAGCGCCGCCAGCGTCTCGTCTCCACCGTTTCGACGGTCGATGTCGAGCACAAGCAGCCCCGCGCCGCATCGGATCGCTACGTTCGCGTCGGGCCACTGCATCCACCACGCGGTGACGGCGTTCGGCTGCGTGGACGCCTCAAGCATGCCCCGCTGCGTGCGCGGGTGCTTCCCGCGGTTCGTCCCGCTGCACTTCGCCGACCGGCACGAGCATCGGTCGTCCCCCGTGGGGGTGTGGCAGGGGAAGATGGGCCAACCGCGCGCGATGTAGCTCAGCGCCGCGTCACGGATCGGGTTCTCGACGGGTCGGGTATTCATGGCGGGGCCTCAGTCCCGCCAGAGCTCCCCCCCGGGCGGACTCTCCCCCACGACCCCCGCCCCGACCACCACGGGGCTTGAGTACGTGCCCCCCTTGTGGAACTGGAACGCCGCCGCGAACAGCGCCGGGCATTCCTCGCAGTAGAAGTGCACGGCAACGGAGCTACCGCGCCCACTCGGCGGCGCGATGCCCGCACGGTGACCGCCCTTGTCGATGGTGTCGACGCGGCCCCCCTGATTCACCTCGACCCGCGTGGGATGGCAGTTGTCGCCCCCGCACGCTGGGCACGTCACGCGTTTCTCCGTGCCCACGTCGTGCAGCCACTCCCCGGATTGCCGGGTCCTCACGCTGTTCATGTGCCGGTGCTCCCTCGCACGCCGCTTTGCGCGGCCGATCCGACGAACCTACAACGCTCGGGCTCGTCAGGGCAATCGCCTAACGAGCACCTCGAGGCGCGGCTGCTCCCGGTCGATCTGCTTCGTCACGTGCAGGTCCACCACCTGGCGATCATCCGGGAAACACGTTCCCTTGAGCCCGTCCAGAATATTCTTCGCCGCGTTGTCGCAATCGATCGTGCGGGCGTTTCCTACGAAGCACCGGAGCTCCACCGCGAAAGATTCGTCCGGCGACGAGCTCCACCGGCCCATGTTCACCGCCATCATCGTGCGGAGCCTCACGTGGTCGCGGTACGCCCTCACCCGCCCGAGCTGCTTGCCCTTCGTTGCGACGCCACCGCCGGGGAGCAGGGTCGCCATCTGCGCCGGCACGACATCGCCGGGCACGACGAAGCGGAGTTCCGCCGGCGGATCGGCGTGGGGCCTCGGTAGTACCGGCAGCGTCACTCGACGCGCCCAGCGGCCTTCTCCGCGTCGACCCACTCGAGCAGCGCCTTCAGCGCGCGGCCCCGAAGGTCGCTCAGGCGGAAGTTGAGCAGCGGGTTCGCCTCCGCCGCGAGCTCGAGCCCCGCCATCAGCGCAAGGTCCTTCTTCGCGTCGGCGATTTTCGATGGGCTCATCTTCGTCGGCGTCGGCCCATCGGTATGCAGTCCGCTCTTCGTGCTCATGTCTTCAGGCTCCCCCGCGCTTCCAGCGCGCGCACGGCCAGCGACCTCGTGTCCCACTCCAACCCGTCCAGCATCCTGCGCACCGCCCGCCGCAGCGCCGACGCCCTGCCCCCGCGCCGCGAAGCATCTTCCGCCGGGGGCACGATGGTCCGCTCTGGCGCCACGTACACGCGCGCCGGGATGCCCCACGCGCAGCCGCAACGCACGGGAGCACGCCGCGAAGGCGCGCCCAGGCTGAGCCTGCACCGACCACACCTCTTCATGGCCCACCTCTTCCCGGTGCGAGCGCCCGCGCGAAGGAGTCGGCCACAAATCGCGACGCGGCCAGCTCGCCCCGCAGCTTCACGATCTCCGCGCGCATGCAATTCATCTCCGCCGTCCCTGCGCCGATGTGGCGCTTGCCACATGCCGTACAGGGAGGATCGGCCTTCACGTCCCACTCGCCGGTCATGCGGTTCCGACCTGCACGGGGAGCGCTTCGTGGCATCCGATGCACTTCGCAACCTGTCCGACCGGAACGGCGAGATTCTGGCGGAGGCTGCACGCGGGACATGTGCCGGAATAGATACGGAACGCGCCCGCGTCAGTCTCGTCTAGGAGACCCGCGCGAGTGAGGGCCTCCATGAGCGTCACGGCGCGACCGGCTCGCTCAGCGCCTTCGCGATACTCAGCGCCTTCGCCCGGTCACCCTCGGGCAGCGCGTCGAGGATCTCGCTGATCTTGATCCCCGCCGCCTTCGCGTCGAGCACCTTGCGCGTCCGCGTGCGCTTCGCCGTGCCGTTCGTTCCCGTGCTCACCTTCGGTCCACCTGCCGTCTGCGTCGTCGTCATGGTCGTGTTCCTTTTGCTGCGTTGTTGAAGATCACCCGGACCCGGACCCGGACCCGTACCCGTCCCCGTACCCGTCCCCGTACCCGGACCCGTCCCCGTCCCCGTCCCCGTCCCCGTACCCGTACCCGTCCCCGTACCCGTCCCCGTACCCGTACCCGTACCCGTACCCGGACCCGTCCCCGTCCCCGTCCCCGTCCCCGTACCCGTACCCGTCCCCGTACCCGTCCCCGTACCCGGACCCGTCCCCGTCCCCGTCCCCGTCCCCGTACCCGTACCCGTCCCCGTACCCGTCCCCGTACCCGTACCCGTACCCGTACCCGGACCCGTCCCCGTCCCCGTCCCCGTACCCGGACCCGGACCCGGACAGCGATCCCTCGCTCACGACCAGGCAGCGGCCCGCAGGTTGGCCTGCGCCGCCTCCGTGCAGTCGATGATCTCCACCGCCTCCGTGAGCGTGATGGCGGAGACGGTCTCGCTCACGCGACTCCCGGCACCCACGCCCTTGTTTGCGATCTCGTGCAGGCTGTTCGCCCCCTTCCAGCTCCAGATGCGACGCGCATTGACGAGATCAACCTCCTTCGCGCGTCGGTCGCTCAGCTCGCCCACGTGCACGCCTGCCGAGTAGGTCCGTACCACCACGTATTTTCGATCGCTCATTGGTCGTGCTCCTTCGGGAGATCGTGCCCCCGAGCGCAACGCGCGCCGCCCAATCCAACGGGGGGTCTGAAGGGTTGGGGTCGCGCGCTGCCTCGGAGGGGCGATCGGCTACTCGTCCTTGTCGACCAGATCCAGGAGGGACGCCGTGCGCTCCTCTGCGCTGGGCTTCACGTGCCCCCGCAACCGCGCCTCCTCCTTCCGCTTCGCGTGCACCGCCGCCCCGCCCTTCCGACCCGCGGCCCTCGCCTCCTCGCTCGTCCACTTGTGCGCCGTCCCCACCGCCTGCGCCGCGCGACCCCCCATCGAGCTGATCTGCTTTCGCTCGTCCTCGCTCAGCGCTGCGAATCCCTTGCCCGGCATGATTCTCACCCTCCCGCCTTTCCCGCCAGGGCGTCAACGCCCGCGACGTCACGCACGTCTGAGGCGCGAACGTCGCCCCTCGGGTCCAAGGCGATCCACTGACGGATCACCTGCCGCATCGTCTGCCCCGAAGCCCGCGCGATTCGCCTGAGACGATGCCTCTCCGGGAGCGGGACCTCTACTTGTATCAGCGCCATGACCGGACTATGATTGGCCCATGGTCGACCATGTGTCAAGCGTTCGTTTCGTGTACGTCCTTTCGGACCCGCGCTCCGGGCTCGACATGTACGTGGGCGAGACCTGTCAGCCGAGACAGCGACTAGCCGAGCACCGCTACGGAGCGGCATCGAACGCGACATACTCGTGGTGTCGTCACCTGAAATCGTTGGGGCTGGCGCCGTCGATGCGAATTGTCGCCACCGTCGTCGACCAAGGGAAGGCCAGAGCTAACGCGCATCGGGCGGAGCGCGAGTGGCGCGGCGTACTCACGCGAGCCGGCGCGCCACTGCTCAACCCGTGGCCCGAGCGGACACGCGCCGGACGTTCACGCACGAAACCGCTTGTTTCATAGCGTTTCGCGCACTATCCCGATGCGCACTGTATCGATTCGGATAGTGCAGACTGCACGCGAACAATCCCGCTGCGGGATTACGCGGGTGAGTTGCGTGTAGCGTGCACGCATCTGCGGGGGGCGCTCGCCGATTAC